ATGCAATGTGGTGACCTAATTATCTAAGGTGCGGGCGTTAACAGTGTTGACCGTAAATAAAACGATGATCGAGTTAATAGCGATGGAATCGGTCGCCGTAGAGATGCCAGCGCGGGCGCCGGTGAGGCTGTTCCATTACTATCTGGACAAGCTCGGCGTCAACCGGGTGGCAGTGTTCAAGACCGTCAAGTATGCCGGCATTAGGTATGACCGGGTAGTCGCAGCTCGACGGCTGTTTGACAAAGACGTTGCGCGCGGAAACGGCTATATGTACGACGTATGAAGCTATTGACCTACCTCTTCAAAGTAGCTACAGATAGCCACCAGGAGGGCAAGGCGATGATTAAAACGATTCTGGCGGTATCCCTAGCTGTATTCCTGGCTGGCTGTACGGTGGTTATGGTTCACCCAAAAACAGGGGAAAGGGTTGTTTGCAAGAGCGGGCGAGGCCATCCTTTGATTTTGTATATTCAGGCTTCCGACTGCGCTAATCAGTACGAGGCGTTGGGCTTTGTTCGAGCCGGGAATCTGACGCCTCAGCAAGCGGCCATGGTTTCAAAGCCAACAGCGCAGAGAGTCGAGCAGGATATTACGATCAGGCAGGAAAGGGTTAAGTCACCTAGCCCATAATGCTCGCCGCTGAACCGCAAGAAACCATCATTCGATATTGGCCCGGTCCCACGGCGAGGCTGGCACATCAAGGCAGACTCAGGGTCCGTTACGCCTGGGGTCCCATCCGTACCGGCAAGTCGGTCTGGCTTTGTTGGCGGTTCTATTATTGTGCTGTCAGGGCTGCCAAGCTTGGCATCGGGCTCAAGGGTGTTATTCTCCGTGATACATATCGGAATCTCAAAGACACCACACTGGACACCTGGGACACCTGGTTTGCCGCGTTGTGCGAGACTACGGAGTCCACGCCACGCACGGTTAAGCTTCACCTGCCGGACACGGACATTACCTCGGAGCTTCAATTCCGGCATGGGCAGACAGCCGCCGAGGCATCGAACTTTCTCAGCCGTGGGGTTGGCTGGATCGGTCTGGAAGAGATAGCGCCAGCCTTTACCCCTTCCGGCATCATGTCACCGGGTATCGCCGAGGAAGTATTCAACATGGCGCTCACTCGGTTGGAGCAGGCCGGCATCGACGACCCAGAACTGTGCATGACATCCAACCCGCCACCGATACCGCACTGGGCATCGAAGCGATTGATTGACGTTGCGCCCGACAAGCTCAAGGAGCAGAATTGGGCGCATTACTGGTTCCCGCCCGAGGAGAACCAAGCTAATATCCGGCCCGGCTTCTACGAAGAGCTGCTGAAAATTCTTCCTGAAGACATGGCGAAGCGTTTCATCAAGGGCGAGCGCGTTGCGATGTATCCAGGTCTTCCTGTATTTCAGAAAGACTTTAGCGAGAGAATGCACGTCGTTGATGGTCTCAAGCCTATCCACGGGCTCCCGTTGATTCTGTGTGTTGACAGTTCGGGCTGGACACCTGCAGCGCTATTCACTCAGGTCGATCACAAGGGGCGATGGCTCTGGCTTCGGGAGCTTCAGGGCGGCTATGTCGACGGCAAGCTGGCTGAGCAGGTAGGCCCGGTGAGATTTGCCGACGAGTGCAAGACGATCGCGAAGGAGCATTTTCCGGGGTTCATGTTTAAGACTGGTTGGGGTGATCCGTTCGCGCTAACCGCCAAGGCGTCGACGGGGCCGAACAAGAGCGATGAAAAGTCATGGCAGGATATTTTCAAGGCGCAGGGGTTCAATCTTCTGCCGGGAATCCCGTCGATTACAGACCGCATTGAAGGTGTCAGGGAGCGGCTGGTTAAAATTGTCGAAGGTGTGCCAGGTATCCAAATCAACAAGCAGGGTTGCCCGTTATCAATCGAGGCGCTGTCGGGTGGATACCGTTGGGGCATGGATCAAACGGCGAATAGGATAACCGGAGCAGAGCCGATAAAGGATTCCTTCAGTCACACCATGGACGCCGCAGGCCACGCAGCAAGGAAGATTTTTCCGCTTGTGGTTCAGTGGCAAGACAAGAACAAGCCGGCGCCGCGGATACCGCCAAGCGCGATGGCGAGTTAAAAATGACACCGTCCGAGTTTCTTAAAATTAAGGTTGCAATGGAACAGGTCATTACAGACGCACGTAAGAAAATATACGATTCGCGCGTGCTGACGGAAGGTACTCCGCCTCCCCGAAACCGCAGACCTGCCACGCCGAGAGATATAATTATTGGCTCTATAATCTGGCATGAGCGTGATCGGGATTACGGTGGGGACTTTTGGAATATAGTGGAGGAAGTGTTACGACCAGGTGACGCATTCAAGGCTTACAATGCCGATGACGGCTGCCGATATGGGTTAGATGGTGCGTACATCGATATTGACTAACCCCTAAAAGTGGAACAAGGTAGAGCAAAATGAACTACCCCCAAGCAGTCGGAGGTTCAATGGATGAAGATAAACTCTGTCTCAACGGCGATCGCGCCAAGCCCTTTATGAAAAAGCGCATTGGCGATAGGTGTCCGATTACTCTTGATGCCGTGCTTATTGGCATCGGTATGAGGCCCGATTATTCAGGACCGGAGCCGAAGAAGGGCAAGCGACCGGAGAAACCTTACGTTGAGTTTGTTCTTCGCTCGGTTAACGGAAAATCGGATAAGGCAGACGGCGACGAGCCCGATTACAAAAACATGAGCAGCGACGACTTCGAAAAGGACGTTGCGAAAAAGAAAGGCTACCATGGCTAGAAAAACCGAATCGTCCGAAGAATCGGAACCGACGGCGCTACCCGGCGAGATCAATCATTCCCTCGGGGTTCCCGTCTCGCTGTTCGCCTTTCAGGTTCCCGATTCCGACCTGCCAGTTTTCATGTTTGAGGTTGACGTGAACGGGAAAACCTATCGGAGCGACCCCATAGCGGGGCCTGCCGATCTAAATGAAGCTCGGGCGGCACTACTGAGCGCGGCTAAGGCTGTCATTGCGGGATCGGTCAATACCGGTGGCTAACAAGCCCATTCCCGACGAGACCGTTATGGTGTTAAAGCAGCGTGTTGAGTTAATCGCTCAACACAGTACTGCCGAAGAAAATGCGGCGATGGCCGATTATCTGGTTCGCAAAGAAGGTGCCGATCCGTCTATCTTGGATCGCGAATTTCAAGATACCTGGACTTACGGCTGGAAGGTCAGGCTGGGTAAGGATCAGTATGGCGACTTTGTTACCATGACAGACCCTGAGTTTGAATATGCTAGGGGCATTTTGCTCGAACAGGCAAAAATTGTTATAGATCGAATTCAACGCGGTCTTGTTAATGATAAAGCCGATGTCTAAACCCACTCCGATCCGTCGCGCTCGCAGTGTCGTCACGCCCAAGCGCGATCCTAACATGGATACCATCGCGCAGACGATTGATACCATGGAGGGGAAAAACAATCCGCTCAAGCGTGATCTCCCCGCCATGGATCAGGGGCAAGCCATGCAATCACTGATTCTCGTCACTTCCAAAGAGCCGTGCTATCTCTGTCATGGAGTTCCGCACGCGGTAAAGATATATCGGGTGCCCAACGGTCTCAATATCCTCGGCCAACGGCTAATTCTTTACACGCTCTGTTTCGACTGCATTGCGGATGTCACGAGCAAGGGGAAAGTGGAATACAAATTGGTCAAGCATCTCCAGACCGAAAATGGAATGGCGAATTGATGCCTAAAGACATGAAAGGCGTCATGAAAGAGTACAAAGCCGGCACTCTTCACAGCGGCAAGGGCGGCAAGGTAGTTAAAAAGCGCAGTCAGGCCCTAGCCATCGGTATGAGCTACCAGCGCAAGGGTAAGAAGAAACGACACTTGGAAGATTATTAATGCGTCTTAAAACCCTCATAGAATTGCGTCGTCATATCCGGGCCATCGATATTGTCCTGAAGGATGAGATTGACCATGAGAAGGTCGATAGTAAGCTAAATATCCCTTCTCCTGGCGTTGGTTCCATGAGAGAATGGTGCGGGCATCCGACTTGCGATCCGTTGATACCATGCCGGCATGCGGAAAGGTATCAAGAGTTGGCGAGGGCGGCAAAATGAGTAAGAAGGAAATACTTGATCAAGCCGTGAAACTTGCGACCGAGGGCTGGGCCATGCCAAGTCTAGAAGGAATCTCTACTAAGCCATCGCCCGAACATTGGACGAATTGCGGACAAGACAGGCTAGCTTGGACGATAATAAATCGAATTCTCGAACCCGGTGAATCTAGTATTGGTTTGGCAAGTCCATTGCCAGATATCAGCTATGATGTGCGATCCGAGGCAATACCCGCCTCTGCATGGATAGAAGTTCCGGCGCATCGCATCCTGGTCGTGTCCTATGCTTTTTTTCAGACCGACTTTGACAAGATCGGTCACAACGGCGAGGTTCTTTCCCAATGCCAAGAAGGCGGAATAGCCTTTCTCGTACGCAAAAAAGACGGTCGTAGATTTAGGGCAGCCAAGTTTGTTCCCCGGTGGGAATGTGAAGAAATTGCCAAGAGTGAAGTCGTGGCGCCGGTGTGCCTAGAGGAAATTTAATGGACACACGATTTATTGAAATGCGCCGAATAGATACTGCCGTTGCCGTGTGCCGACATATCTGGAAACAGCTCCCCGACAATTCCAACTGGCCGCGTGATGAGCATTTTCGATGCTCTATTTGCGGGCTAACTGAGGTTGTCTCGGGTCATTCTACTATCAAGGAGTCGTATGTTGGCGCTAACCTCTAGGCAGGCAACGGTTATCAAGTATCGAGCCAATGGGCTTATTTATCGTGAAATTGCTACGCGCCTTGGAATATCGGTCAAAAGAGTCGGGCAACTCAACCGAATCGCGCGTGACAAAATTGAGAGAATGGAAAGTGGAACAATTTTGAGCCATCCAGTGTTTTGCATTCCAGATATAGGCATGCGATTACAGAATTGCATCGCCAATCTGGGTAATATCGAGCGCGGATCGTGGCAAGCGTATGAGGTAAGTGAAACAATAAAGCGTATTAGTTTGGAAGATGCTAGAGACGCTATTGGTTGCGGAATAAAAACTATCGCCGCGCTTAGAGTCTTGAAAAAGTCGTATGGAATAAAAATTGATTCAGCCAGTACGCTCACACGCGAACTTGCCGAATCGATGGCAGAACATGCGATTATTAAGCAAATGGAAGAAATTTAATGGATGCAAGCCTGGCGAGAGTTTGGATAGGCCCGTCGTTTAGGGGTGAAGGCATCGGTAGGCTGTCCGCTAAGTATCGCTACAGGGAAGCGCGGAGCAAGGAGCGATATTTAAAACGCGATGATGCCATAAAGGTGTCATGTATGCCGCTTCCCGGTATAATTGGCAGGTATTGTCATATTAAATTTATAGAATCGAGGTAGTCTCCCCCTAAAAAGGGTCCACATCTAACATGAAGTAGTGCCTCTCAACATCGATCCTCGCGAGTTAGTATCTCTCCAGAAGGGCCGTCCCGCCTTCCGCGGTCGCGGTGCCCGTGAAAAAAATGAGAAGTTGGAATCTCAGGGCTCCGAAGTCGTCGATCAGATAACGAAAATCCGCGACTGCACGCAATCCAACTACAAGACTACGACCCTCTGGCGCGATGCCGGCGTAGAGTCCTACAACTTCATTGAAAATAAACAGTGGGACGAAAAAGACCTTGAATACTTAAAAAAGCAAGGCCGTCCCGCGATGACCTTCAACAAAATTCTGCCTCAAGTCCGTTTACTCAGCGGCATGGAGCGCCAGAACCGGGAAGAACTCCGCGTATTCCCGCGCGAGGGCTCCGACACTCAAGATGCCGACGTAATGACAGGGCTGGTCAAATACTGTCTTGATGAAAACCTTGCTCCTTGGCAGCTTACCCGCAAGTCGAACGATGTTTATATCTGTGGCCGAGGTTGGATTAAAACCGACATCAGCTACGATGAGAACATCAACGGTGACTGTACCATCCAACGTCTAAACCCATTTCGGATATTTTGGGATACGATGTCAGATGATTGGTCCGGGGCTGACATGCGATGGGTACAAGACTCCCCGTGGATGACCGAGGATGAAGCGAAAGAGCTTTGGCCCGAGTTTGCCGACATTATAAAAATAGGCGATTGGCTTTCCGGTAGCACTCCGTTTTTAGTGTCCGGAGTACAGACGGGCGATAAAAACTGGGAGGATAAACTTTTTCTCGATGTCGAGACTAAACGGGTCCGGTGCCTCGAACATTGGTACAAGATTCGCCAACCTATCCTTTTGGCCGTGAATGCGTCTACCGGCGATATTAGGAACGCCGAGGATGAAAGTTTCGTAAAAGAATTGGAGGGGTTGAGCGGCCAACAGAGGGGTGCTTTTCGGTTCGTTCGCCAGAACAAGACCATTATTCGCGTTGCCACCGTGATGAACTGGATAATCGTCCAGGACAAGCCCAGCCCCTTCAAGCATAACAATTTGCCGATCATTCCTTACATCGGTTTACAGTTTATGGGAGAGCCGAACGGGTTAGTAGAGTATCTCAAAGATCCTCAAAGGCTCGGTAATAAGTCCATTTCTCAAACCCTGAATCATCTTAACCGATCGGCGAATAGCGGCTGGTTGAATAAAAGCGGAACGGGAGCGAATCATCAACAGTTGGAACAATTCGGGTCTGCTGCTGGCGTTGTAATTGAATATGAGGAAGTAATGCCGGACAGGATTGAACCGGCTAGGTTGGATTCCGGTCACATGACACTAGCTCAGGCCAGTGATGGGCTGATTCGGGAAATCTCCCTTTTGAATTCTGAGCTGTCGGGGCTGGGCACGCAAAAAACCGTATCAGGCAGAGCAATAGAGGCTAGACAGCGCGGCGGCATGACCGGCAACGAAGACTTTTTCGACAACATGCTTTTGGGCGACAAGATCCTCGGTTATCAACTTATCTCTAACATCCAACAGACCTACACCCAGGCGAGAATTATCCGCATCCTCGGCGCGCAGAGCGTGAGAAATTCCGATGAGTTGGGCGCGAAGATGTACATGGAGCTGAAAAACGATACTGATAAACTCTTTCAAGTCGTGGATCGTTGCTTAAAGGCAGAATATGATTATGTGGTTGATCGCTCGCCGCAGTCCGTGACGATCCGACTGGCTCAGTTTGAAACATTGTTAAAAGCGGCGAAGGATTTTCCAGGGTCTATCCCCCCGGATGTGATCGTGGACATGTCGGACTATCCCGAGAATGCGAAATCGCGAATCAAGCAACATCTACAGAAAATTCAGCAAATGGAAGACATGGCGAAACAGGTCGGTATGGGTAGCGGGGTTGCTTTACCGCCGGTTCAATAGTACAAGGAGATCAATATGATAACTCCGATTCGTTGGTTTCTAACATATAGACGGGAGCGTAGACTTCGCAATCTTAAGGTCAGCATTGCGGGACTAAACAGGCTTCGCCAACAAGTGAACGCGCTAGCTGAATATCACGGCGGCACATCAATCCGCGATTGTGACATTCTGAGAAATACAGCCAAGCAACTCGGAGAGGCCGAAGAGTTGCTGAAATTGGAATTGGGAAACTAACAATGAGCGATGCGGTGTTGAACACGGATAAACAAATTTGGCGTAAACCTCCGGGTGATTATTACCAGCCGAGTATCCATGTCACACAAGGCAACGGGGTCGGAATTAATGTCGGCGGTCACGTCATAGTTGCGCCTGTAGAAGACTGGCATCAGGCCGGGGAAACCTTTTTCTGCGTAGATCCTAGGTTACCATGGTGGCGCTGGAAACTCGCGATGTGGCTTCTTGCCAGGCGGCCAGTAAAAAATAAAGAGATTCGTGAGAGGGGGCAATATGCTCAGATTTATTAATGGCGAATTGGTTTTCATAGAACCGCTCTTGAGCGCTCAAGCCGACGAGGGCAACGACGATCAGGGCGGCGGTGGCACCGATGCTGGGGCCGATGATGCCGGGGACCAGGGCGCAGCAGACGACAAGGGCGATGAAGGCGGAGGCGACGTTGGCAAGACAGACAATACCGGGAAAGATGCTGGAAGCCAAGCTAAACCGGATTGGCGCGTCGAGAAGTACGGGGAGGACTACGAGAACAGCGTAGCATACTGGAAAGATACCTCCAGCTATTGGCGCGGCGAGACGGACAAGGAAAAAAAGAAACGCCAAGGTAAGGCACCTCTCGAAGACTTCAAGGCCGCCGATACCACGGTAAAACCTGCCGGGACTAACGGCAAAGAAACTATGAAGGCTGGTACCGAAGGCGAGCCGGAATTTAAAACCGTTCAAGACCTGCTTGAACACGTCAAGAAAAATCAGGAGCAATTCTTTGAATCGAAATTTACCGAACGTTTAACCGAGCGCGAACGGGAGAATAACTTTCGTAGCGCCATGCAGAGAGCGAGAAAAGAACAAACGGGAGACCCGGAAAACGGGATTCCGTCCTTTGCGGAACTGGAGCAAGACGTTCTGATTCCGTTGGTAGAGAGTAACCCGAAAGTGCTGACGCTACTCAAGGAATTGGGCGGCGACCCGGCGGAAAACGCTTATACGCTCGCAATCGTGGTCAAGAGCCGCAATATGGACGGCTTGAAGGCCATGTTCGAGCGCAGGGGTCGTGAGCAGTTCGCCAAGAAACTTGATGATGTCAGTAAAGAGGCCGTGCGCGTCAAAGGGGGTCGAACCGGCCCGACGACTACGAAGATCGGCCCGGATGATATTTGGAAAATGTCGTCCGAGGAATTCGAAAAGCACGTAGCCAAGGAAACGGGTAGAGCCTAGTCGAAAGACTTTTATCTTTGGCTCGCGGTGGCTTGCCTACCGCTTCCCTTAGATAGAACCCAGATACGGTTGTCTCGGCAACCTACTCTGGGAACTAAAATCTAATTCCGAAAAACCAGCCCGCCTCTTTTGAGGTTTCCTGGAAATGTTTCCCGTGAAACACGAAAGGAAATCTCGTCATGCCGACTTCATTATATGCGACGATGGAAGCCACCGATCAGGCATTTTATGATCGGAAACTTCTCGAACGTGCCTTGCCGGAATTGGTTCACACCCATTTCGGTCAGGACAGACCACTTAAAGACAAAAGCACAAAATCAATCATCTTCCGGCGCTGGGAATCGCTGAGTCCGAACACGGTCGCGCTCATTGAAAGTATCACCCCGCTCGGAACTTCCCTGTCAAAGACCGACATCACGGCAACCGTGGCCCAATATGGCGACTATGTTACCGTATCGGACATTCTCACCTGGACTTCTCGCGATGAGGTTCTGAACGAAGCCGCTGATGTTTTGGGTGAACAGGAAGGTCAATCCCTCGACCAGGTCTGCCGCGACATCATAGTCGCTGGGACTTCGGTGTTTTGCGCCACGGACGATTCAGGTGCAACCGGTACGACTCGGACCGACGTTGATGGACTCATCAACGCAGTGGCGATGAACAAGGTTCTACGGTTTCTGCAGAACGGTAATACCAAGCCATTCACCAAGCTCATCAAGCCGGGAACCGGAATCGGGACTCAGGGCATTCTGCCTGCGTTCTGGTCAATCGTTGCCCCAAATACGTTCTACTCACTCCGCGCCGTGTCGGGATTCGTATCGGTGAAGGATTACCCGGCGCAGCAGGAAGTCATGCCGTCCGAAGTCGGGTCGTATCGCGAGGCTCGGTTTGTGATGACGACTTTCGCAAAGGTGTTCATCGACGCTGGGGCCAACGTGGCCTCTGGTCATCAGAGCACGGGCACCGTCAAGGAAGATGTCTTCGCTACCCTGTTCATGGGGATGAACGCCTACGGTAAGGTGCCACTGACTGCGCACGCAACCGAGATGATCACCAAGCCGCTCGGGAGCGCGGGCACTGCCGACCCTTTGAACCAGCGTTCGACCGTAGGCTGGAAGGCAGCGCAGACGTTCAAACTATTGAACAACGCTTTCATCAGCAGGCTTGAACACGGAGTGTTAGCGTAAATCTAGTGGCTTCGCTTGCTTTTGTTACGCGCCGATCATGGCAGGAAATTAAAAAACCAGTTGGAGGGTTTTAAAATGAGACAGTATATTTATTTGTTAGTTTTAACCGCTGTCAGCATTATCGTTGATTCGTATCTCAATCAATGGCTGGGCTCGGCTGGCGTAGTTCTGGCCGTTACAGGTACGGGCGTGTCTCAACTTGCAGAGTGGGACGTTAAAGGCGGTCTTATGCAGTGGTGGACAGGGACCGTTGACCCAGGTTCGATTGCTGCGGCCGCCCAGGAAATTGAGACCTTTACGATTCCAGGGGCAACGGCAGGTGATCCGGTATGGGCGTCCTTAGAAGCGCCCGTAGCGAACTTGAATATTCAGGGAGCTAAAGTGACCGGTACCGACGTGGTTTCGGTTTATCTTGGATGCAATTACGGAGTGACAACAGCCGTGGATTCGACAGCCGTGGTTGTGCAGATGATGGTGCTAAAGCGGGCCATCGCCAGCAGCTAAGATGAAACTGGGTATCGGCATCCCGTATCGCAGCAGCATCAAAGTAGTAACGATGATGAGCTTGATTGTCGCGGTGCAGCGGCTCGGCGAAGGCGCGGAGATTTTTTTCTGCGCCAAGCCGGGCGCGTTAGTACACTGGAACCGTGAAGAGATTTTTGAAATTGCACGGCTGGCGGGATGCACGCACCTTTTGTTTCTCGATACTGACATGAAATTCCCGGCTGTCACGTTTCAAAAGCTGCTCGACTTGGATAGGGATATTGTCGGCGTGCTTTCATTCAAGCGCGCCTTGCCGCTCATACCTACGGTTCATGTATCAGATGAACAGGCTCCTAACGGCTGGCGAAATGCGGCAATAGAGGAAATTCCATCCAGACCGTTCAACGAAATCAGCGGGCGGTCTATCGCGGTCGGAACTGGGATCATGCTTATAAATATGGCGCGGGCCGAGCGCGTGGCGCAACCGAGATTCAAAGCAGAGTGGCAGGGACTTGGCGAAGACGTTTATTTTTGCGCTCAAGCCATTGCCGCGGGGTTAGGGGTTTGGTGTGACCCGACCATACCAATTAAACACATAGGAGACTTTGACTACTAATGACCCAAATAATTAACCCAGCTTCGGGGCTGTGAAATACCAGCCCCTCGCTATAACAAAGGAGTCTATATGCCACGGAGAGGAAGGCCGAGAAAAGATATCGGCATTGAAGACATCGAAGGGGAGAGATTTCGGGCACAGCAGAGTTTTGTCAGTGAAAGGGAAAAACAACTGAACGAAACTCACTACTGGATTACCTTTCATCGTATGGGCGAGCAGGATCAAGTTCGGGACGTATTTATCGGCGCCGCGGGAGTGAGCTATAACATCCGCAAGGGTGAACGCGTGCCGTTGCCCGAGTCCGCGATCAACGCGCTGAAGCTCGCCGTTCGCCAAGGGCTTGACCACGGTCATCCCATCGATATCAACGGGAAAAAGTATCTCAGGAAGATCCAAGAATCGGAGTACTCCTACACTATTGACGGGCAATGCAGCCCCGAGGAAGCGGCGGAGTGGAAGGCCGGTGTGAAGCGAGCGGCGGATAAAGATTCCGATATTGTGCAGATCGGCGGACCACCGGATGCCGATCTTGTGGAAGTCGGCGTGGCATGAAATTACGCGGCTTAATGGTCATGGTTCTGTGCTTTCTCTTCGTGCGTAGCGGCGATGCGGCGATGCTGTTTATCGATCTCGGGACCGATATTGTTTTCTGCGATGGCACTATGCACGAAAAGTCATGGATTAATAATACCGGCGCGTCCCTATCGTTGATTCGAGCCATACCCCGTGCCGGATTGGATTTAGGATCAACGCAGGATTTCTACCATATCATCTATCTGACCCCAGGTCCTGCCGAACAGGCCATCCCTGTAGCCATGCAGGAAGGTGACGCGAGCTATAGGCGCGGCCATGATGGCGCTTATAACAAGCTATGGGATTGGCATGAGGGGGATATTGTAGTCCCGCTAGGCTGGCGAATTTTTACCCGCTATGGCTGTGCGGCCTTTCTTGACAATCCAGATTTTAATATAACGGCACCCCAGACCCGAACAGCATTCAGGGCGTATCTTTGGTTTAAATAAATGATCAAAGACGAAGTCATCGATAGAGTTGTCGAGCTGGTATCTGATAAGTCCGGTGAGATGCGGCTACTCGTGTCTCATTGGGTAGATATCGTCTTGGCTGATATCGCATCGCGCGGGCTGCTTCATTCCCTCAAGAGGGGGGAGAATGCCTATACCCTAGTGCTCGGGCAACGTGACTACACACTGCTCTCGACTACCGATCATATTACACAGGTATTCGTGCTGGCATGGGGATCGGAGGGCAGGCTGACGAAGAAAAGCGACGACGAGTTTTTAAAGCTCGTATTAGACGAGGGTACGACTCAGGGCCGTCCTAAATATTACAATGTGTTTAGCAATCTTATTAGGTTTCATCCCGTACCGGACTTGGCTAGCGCCCCGGTTAGTCCAAGCGTAAGTGAGAAAGTAACGACATGGGGATATAGAGACATAGCCAGTATTGCCGATACAGCCGACATCCCTGAACTCAAGCTCAAGCACATTCCGACTCTGATCTACGGTGCCTATTCGTTCGGTGCAAAATTCGACTCGATACTCGATGCCGCCGATGCAACCATGAAGTACGAGCGCGGAGTCAACAGAATCATAGGCGATTCCAATAGAGACCTCGATAGACCGTCGCAGGTGCCGTATCAGGATTTGTAAACAGTGGGAATTCTAGCTCCTGATTATACGATAACCTCTTTCGCCGGAGGTGTTAATACCCGTGACCATCCCGTGGGGGAGGGTTTAGGCAGGGCCGATTTAGTGACCTGCGTGAATATGATGCCGCTCGGTAGCTCGCTTCAAGGCAGGGGCGGGCAGACAGAGTTATTCGGAACGCAAATCGACGCCAACCCTATTCGTAGTCTCTACAGGTTCTATAAAAATTCTGGAACACGAATCACGGTCGCCACTTCGGGAACCAAGGTTTACACTGTAACCGGGTCCGGTGCTACAGAAATTGATGCCGCCTACACTGCGGACAAGAAATTCTCGATTGTGAATTGGTCCGTCAAGGATAAGATCTACTGGATCAACAATTTTGAAGTACTGAAAAGCTATGATGGCACCACGGTTGCCTCAGTCGGCGGCAGCCCTCCGATCGGATCACAGGTCGAGCTCCACGACGATCGATTATGGATACTCCAAAACAACCTCGTTTACTTCTCAGACCTGAACGTTGACAATGTTTGGCCGGCGGCCAATGCTCTCAATCTTGCGGATAAGTTTGGCGGCACAGGGCAGTTTCTGAAATCGTTTGGCCGTGGACTTCTGATAGCCGGCAAGGATTCCGGCATATATCGCTTTGAGGGTTCGCCGAAACTTGGCGGGAGGCTCACCAGATACAGCGATGTCAAGTGCGTGGCGCCATGGAGCGCCGCTATCGTCCCGTCGCAAAAGGGGACGCCCGACAGCTTGATCTTTCTTGCTCAGGACGGAGTTTACGCTACGGACGGATTTAACTGTGGTCATATTTCGGAAAAGATCGATCCGTTATTTACCGGCTTTTTTCGTACCGCAGTTGGAAAATACTATCCTAAAAAGCGACAGTACTTTCTTGCCTTTTCAACTACGGGCGCGGCCAATGATCAATTTTGGGTTGCTACCTATCTCGATACTCCAAACGGTTCTTATATTTCATGGAGTCCGTACACCGGATTTAACGCCGATTCCTTTTCGGTATGGGACGGACCACAAGACAGCGGAGAAATCTACTATGGTCGGTCGGACGCTGGCAAGATTCGCCAGGCAGATATCGGGGTTCAGGATGTCGGGGTTGATTATAAGTGCAGCTTTCAGACCCGATGGGAAAATTTTGGAACCCTGACGCGCGCGAAGCAGGCCCGTTGGTTGTTTCCTGTGTTTGAGGCGACCCAGCCTGTCAATTACCAAATCGGCTATACCTTCGGTCGAAGTGTAGTCACTGGGGCTCTGGATGACCGAGGGCAAAGCGGAATTGCATGGGGACCGGGAACGGTGACATGGGGACCGGGAACGGTGACATGGCTGCTTGGCGGTCCTTTAGAAAATGAAGTGTCCTCAGTTTTGAACTTTAACTGGGGAAGGTATCTATCTTTTTACTTTGAAAATACCGGAGAAGGCAGTGGCTTTAAGTTTCATCAATTGGGGGCACAGTTAAAAATTAAAGATAGCCATCTCCGTCAGCCTTTTGCTATTGCTTCTTAGGAGTTGAATCAATGGGCGTAATTGTAAAACCGAATACTTTTACAGGTGAGGCTGCGCCTCAACTCCCATGGCTCGATGCTGATATCGATACCATCTACTCCGAATTCAACGGCAATATCGACAATGCGAACGTCAAAGCCAATGCCTTAATTGCCGAATCCAAAATCGCGAACCTCGTTACCGATCTCGCCGCTAGATTGTTATTGTCGGGAGGCGAACTAACCGGCCTATTGCATATATTTACCGCCGCCGCAACTATTTACTTAGAAGACTCCGGTGGAAAAGAATTTGCTATCGGATCGGGCGGCAATAGCATTATAATTTCCGAAAACACCGGAACGCATGCCGCGCCGGTTTATACAGAGCGTTACACATTGCCGAGCGGCGCTGGCGGACCGGCGACAGGGAACGATCTAACCACTAAAACCTATGTTGATGGGTTACACGCCTGGCTAGTTAATGGCGCGGCGCCCGCTACTCCGGCGGCGAATACTCTTTACCGTGACTTGATTGTAAAGGGGTGGTTGGAAACCAGTGGCGCTGGAGCTTGGACCATCGATGCTGATGTTAACGTGGCCTCCATTACCGACAATGGCGTTGGCAACTTTACGATCAACTGGGCTACGGCGTTTGCGACTGCAAATTATGCGGTGGTTGGATCGGGCGGATCTCTGTCCGGCGATCCTCTATACCTCCGCGAAGATCCGGCAACCCCAAAGACTGCCAGTGCAGTGACGTTAATAGTTACGGGCACATCGGGCGTTCCGGGAGACCCCGACGTAGGAGTAAGTGTGATGGCGATAGGGGCACAATAAAATGAAAGTCCGAGTGTACCAAGAACCATCCGGCAATCTGAGAATAGTTCGGATCAATCCGCGCCTTCGAGAAGTAGACGAAAGCGACGATGATTGCTTTATCAGGATTGCAGGGATGGCAGAAGCTGGCGATTCGTCGCTGCAAGGGTTATCCTTCGTGGACGTGGATGAGGCCGAAATCCCCACTGATCGCGCTGAGCGCTATAAATGGCGCATACAGGCCGGAAAGTGCGTTGTCGATAAGACCATTCCAGATAAGTTTGATCCTAGAGAAGACTTGAAACAACGGATCAATGCCGCCACGACTATTGCTCAATTGAAGGTGTTGATGAGGGAATTAGTCTAGTGCCTAGACGTGTCCAAAGTGGAGGTGAGTTCGAAGAGCAATTCAGGGAGATAATTGATACCGCCCTGGATAAAACTATTTATGCCGAAGTCACAACGCACGCGACACCGGATACCGAGTTTTCTATCGAGCATGGCATGGGTGTCATCCCAACGGGTTATATCCCGATCAAGCAAGACAAGGCGGCTTCTATATACGATGGTACAACGGCAAACACTACCAGCCTGCTTTACCTTCGCTGCAATGTGGCGTCCGTAGCAGCTAGAATACTGATATTTTAATGCAACGCATCGGATCATACCTCGACGACAAACAGGGCGAACTGCTCCTGACCGCCTACAGACTTGCCCGAAAGTCGTTTCCGAATGCCACCTCGGATGAACTTCTTGACCTGTTGGAACTTTGCCGAAAAAACAACGGGCTTTTTATTGATCGGGATTTAGAAATTGTTATGGGCGTATTTTGGTACTATCCGGGGAGTCGAATTGCGGGCAAGAAGATGGTCGATATTGTCAAAGAGTATGACTTGGACACTTTGAAGTTGTTGGATCTGCGTGAAGGCAGCGTTCTCCATATTGTGGGATACGTCGGACCCAAGGGTGCATTCCCAATGGTTAGGAAGATGATTCACGATCTTAACCCGCGTGCTGTATCGACGCATCGTGAAAAGCCGGAAGGGCGATACTTCGCTCTTAGAAAGAACACGAGTCACCATGTTTAGATTTGATATTCGGTCGTTGTTTGACTGCGAAGACTCCTTTTATATTCCTGGAATTTGCTGCATTAGCATGGGCAAAAGTAAAACAAAGAGCCAATCGTCAAGCGGGACGCGATGGAATTCCGAATTCATGAACGAACTGGAGAAAAACGCTCCGCCCATTCGATATTCCAATGAGCAAGATGGCGTCACGGTTGAAGGTGGCGAAGAAGGAGTGCCCCAACAATTCAACCTTGGATTGCCTAAATTCCGCGGCCTCGAAGACTTGGATTTTGATAAGCTGGAGAAAGGGCTTTACACCAGACAGATTCAAAATACCGATCCCCAATATAAGCAGGCCAGAGCAACGCGCCGGGAGGAACTATCGCAGTCCGGCCTGTTGGATTCTCCGGTACAGTACAGCGAGGGTGGCGCAATCGATCAGCTAGACAAGGCGTATCTTGCTGAGACGCAAAAGGCCGCGCAAGACGCATCGAACAAAACTATCGAGTTGAAGGCTCAGGAGCTAGCCCGCAAAACTGGCTTTGATATCGATATGGTGAAACTGTTCCAGACCATCATGATGCAATATGCCGATGTAGCCTTAAGAGCTGGTCAATTTGGTCAGCAAAGCAGCGTGGGCAGCGGTAGTCAAAGGGGATTTATTACATTCGGTCCCAGTAGCAGCGGCAGCACCGCCGAATGAAGATAGTTAGGGAGAGATGGGCATGGCTGAAATTCGACTTCCCTTTGGTCTTAATGATGTAGTCAGAGCCGGCAGACGGTTAGGCGGAATCAGTCCAGAGGATTATGTCAGGTCGCAGGAATTTAGAGATTTGATGACTTCTGGCTTTAAGCAACAAATCGCCGGTGAGGAACCTACCGATTTAATGAAGATCGAGGGAGAATTGATGCGTAGGGGGTGGGGGCCTAAGACATCACAAGCTTATGTTAGTGGTGTTACCGATCGTTTAAAAACTGCGCACACCTATCGCACTGTTGCCGAAGTCAATAAAGAAAATGCTCCACGGACCCAATTTGCTGAACCCGAAACGTTGCAACTTAATCCTATCCAACAGCCCGCCTCGCCGATCAACCGCCAAACCTTCGGGCTTGGCGCATCCGGCCTGGAGCAATCTGCTAAAGATCTGGCGCCATCGTTCGGGCCGATAACCGGGAGTACGCCGCGTCGGAATCTCCGCCAAGACCAGGCAATGAATATCATGCCGGAAGAGGCATGGAAAAATCCGTATCAAGTCGGCTCGTTCATGGAGGTGCCACAGAGACAAGCGCACCTAGAAGCCCAAAGAGAGAATCAGGCAGCACAGGCGCAACGTAATATCGAACAGGCGGGTAGGGATAAAACACTCAGGCGGTTAGAAGAACTAAAGGAAGAAACAATCAGGGGGTTGAGTAGCGAGCCGGGGCCAGCAGGCGAGCCTAGCCAACGGGCAATAGCCTTGTCTCCTACGGGACTGGTGCAATATCTACCACAGAGAGAAAAGACGGAAGACCCGCTGTTGGAAGAGAGGCGAAAACTTTTAGAATCGCAAACGGCAGAGAGTGGCGCGCGGGCCGGTTATTATCGTGGGCGCGAAGGCAATAGAGGCAACGCAAGCACATTAACACCAGCAGCTATTGCCACCCGTCTAAACGGAATTGGCCGCGCGCTCCAAGATCCATTGTTGGAGGATGAGGACAGAGAGGAACTTATTGCCGAAGCAAAGGCACTGCGTCAGGAATTGTTGGGCCGGACTCGGGGTGGCGCCGCCACATCGCAGCCGGGCGGTCCCAGGCCCGCAATGAATGCGCTTCCCGATCCTAAAAAGAATAAGGGGCGGATTGTCCGTGATACCCAAACAAATGACCGCTTTCAGTCGGACGGAAAAAGCTGGGTGAAGTTAAGTGCCGGCGCGCCGGCTGGTAGGGAATACTGATGGCGTTTGTTTTCGAAGATGAATTACCGAGTCAAGCTCAATCCCGCTACGTCTTCGAGCCCGAAGAACCCAAGCGAGGTGTCCTCGATCGCCTTGCCACGTCCGTAAAATCCGATCTTTCCCGAGCAGGCCGAAATATCAGCCGCGCAGTCCCGGCGGTCATCGAGGGTGGCCGTAATCTTGCAGTGACGTCTATATCTGCGCCTCCCATTGAAGATCAAATAGGGCAGGCCGACTTTTCGCCAATAGTTAGGGGAATAAAAGCAATCCCTGGGGCAGCTCTGGATATCGTCAAGCATGGCGTAGCAGCACTCCGTAAGGCGCCGCAATTTTTAAGCGAGGTGCCGGCGGATGAGCCGAGACTCTCTAACGCGACACGTATAGCGCGCCGGCTTTATGAAACGCCAGGAGAGCTATTACGCGGCTTTGGGGAAACGGCTAGCGCGGGGCTTACACGGGAGTTTGGCATTACTCCGCCACCCAAGACCGAAGGCGCTGAAGCGTTACGTACTCTAGGCGGGTTTGCATCGTTTCCGGCTATTCTGAAACGTATTCCCGGTGGCGCACCGGGAAAAGTAGCTGCTGGTGCAGCTATGGGCGCCGCTGTGCCCGTTGTAAGGGGAGAAGGAGAACAGGCCCTAGAGGGAGCAGTCACCGGCGCGGGCTTAATGGCAGGCTTCGAGTTGGCCGGTGCCGCATTCCGGCGTTACAAGGGTCGCAATCCTGTTAGTCGTGCAGAGGTTGTTCAGACGATGCGAGAGGAGCCGGCTTTTATTGAAGTTCTCAAAGAGGAACGCGCACGGCGGACCACCGGAGAAGAGCCCGCCTTTATTGAAACGCTCAAGGAGGATTTACAGGCAACGGCAGAGAAATCCCCAGAGAAACCGCGATTTGTGTTTGAGGAACCGAAGGTTGAGTCCCAAGTCGCAGTGAAGTCCGTTGAGCAACAGCAAGCGCAAGCGGCATCCCAAAAGGCTCGCCCTAAAATGGACGACTCCGAAGTCGCCGTCTCCACCTTCATTGCTCGTCAAGGCGGCCTAACTATCCCGAAAGAATTGAAGGAGGAATTCGGCGGCTGGAGTAGGCTGAACAAAAAGGGCGGGCTTGCTCCCGATGAAATGGCCGTTGAGGCTCATAACGCTGGCCTTATACCGGAGCCCACAACCAACGCACTCCTAGAAGGATTAAAAAGCGGCAAGAAATCATCGCGTATAAGCGAGGGCGGACTTGTCAGGCAAGAAGTGGAAGCGGCGGCTGAGAGCAAGATCAGAGATCTTACGGAGACACCATCGGATCTTGAATATAAAGGCAAGACGTATCACAACGCAACTCGTGAAGGTAATAACGTTAGATTGCGGGATGATACCGATGTTGTGCTCAAGAAGGCTGAGCAGATATTGAGCGTTGAGGAAAAGGTCGCTCCTGTAATTCAGCAAACCGAAGCGGGCGCGCAAACCATCATTCCCGGCGCCGAGACCCGCACGGTTCCAAGCGGGCCGCTCAGGCCGAGACGGGCACAGACAGAGACGCCAATGGATCTTGAGCAGTTCGGAATACGCGCGAAGGAGCCGGGACTCTTCGGCCAACAAAAGAAGCCGGTTCCCGTTCCCCGCGAACGGCTCTCCCCAGACGAGATAGCCGCGCAGGATGAAATGAGAGGGATGCTCGGCGGTCGTCGCTCAGCAAAGCCCCCCGACGAAGCGCCGTTTGATATTCCGCCCGCAGGCGCCGAGATGGAACCGGGCTCCTACGGCTTCCCTGAATTTCGCAAAACCCCGAAAGACGTTCCGCAGTCGGTCACACCCATGGAGCGCAACTACCAACCGCCGACACGGAAAGGGCCGCTGCCGATTGTTCGCCGTGGCGATATTATCCGCGACATGCAGGATGCTTTCCAAGTCCCGATTCGAACCGGACATGGAAACTTCGCGCAGATGAAAGCGGCGGGCTTTTTCAAGGTCAAAGAGGAAGTCATCCGGTTAAAGCAGGCCAACGACATGGAAGCGGTCGCCCACGAGGTTGGGCACTTCATCTCGAAAAAGATTTTGAACTATGAGTACAGCAAGGGGAAGGGTAGACGCCAGCCATTCCACGGCGAGCTCGAACAGATGGGTAAAGACCTATACGGCAGTCGCAAGCCTCATGGTGGATATGCCGAGGAGGGCATTGCCGAGTTTATCCGATACTACGTCGTCGATCCAGCCAAGGCGCAGACAAAGGCGCCAAAGTTTTTCAAGTTCTTTGAGGAAGCAATTGGACCGAAGCACCCCGATGTCATAGACACCCTGCACGCGGCGCGCGATAACTGGCGCCGCTACCAAGAGCAGCCCGCCGTTGCCCGCGTGCTTTCTCAAATATCGATTGGTGAGAAGGATACCAGACCAATCACGCTCGACGGACTTTATAAGCATGCCATCGACGATATTTACCCGATCAAGGTATTTACCGAGCGAATGAGCCAGGGTAAGGCGCCGCTCGATGCTTCGGATAACCCCTACGTGTTAGCGCGCCTGTTTCGCGGCTGGATCGGGAAAGCCGACCTGTTTTTAAAAGACGGTCCAATTGATTTCGACACATTACGGCCAGTCGGGGGCGCAACCTCGCTTAACAAGATTCTGGCACCGTTCTCCAAAAACCTAGACGATCTTCGGGCGTATCTGGTGGCTCGCCGGGCGGCAGAGCTCATGACCCGCGGGAAAGAGACAGGACTTGCGGCAAAAGATGTCCAGGCGACCCTTGAAGCCTACAATGGTCGGCCGGAATTTGTGAAGGCTGCCGAGATGCTTCAGTCCTACAATAATGCGCTTCTCGATTACCTCCAAAAATCGGGTGTCCTTAGCGCCGAATCGGTGGCGCGAATCAAGGAGTTGAATCAGGACTATGTTCCTTTTTATCGGTTGATCGAGGGTGAACGCACCGGCGGTGGTGCGGCTGGGACACAACGGTTTGCCAATCTCGGAAGCCCCATAAAGAGACTTAAGGGGTCGGCCAGAGAAATCATTGATCCGCTGGAGTCGATAGTCAAAAACACCTACGCCATGATCAATGTCGCAGAGCGTAATCAGGTTGGCCGCGCTCTGGTGCGCCTTGCCGAGAACGGCGAGGGCATGGGTAAGTTCATTGAAAAGGTTCCTCGGGACAAAATTCCTGTCACGCTAAAGGACATCGAACTACAGAACGTGCTCCGGCGCTACGGCAGGATCAAAGAGACCGAATCCTTTCAGACTTCCAAACAGGAACTCACGCGCGAGATCGGCGCCAGTGGTGAAACCCCAGCGAGCGGCGGGCGCGCGCAGCAGCTCGTCGAAGCTAAGGTTATGGAAGCTCTTAGAGCGCGCGGGTTCGCAGATGGCGAGTCGAAGCAATATATCGCCAGGCTAAAGAGCGCCAAATCAGAGGCCGCCGTTAATAGCATCATTGAAAAGATCGTTACTGAGAAAACTATTCGGACAGTCACCAAAGAACTCGAACTCGATCTTCCACCTGAATTGGTTGCGGCCTTTCGCCCCGACCCCAAGGTTCCCGGCATGGACAACATCCTGTCGGTAAGAACAAATGGAAAGCCCGAGCTTTACCAAGCCCATCCCGACCTCTATAACGCAATGCTCAATCTGGATCAGGGTTCGCAGAACATTCTCATCAAACTCTTGAGCCTGCCGGCAAGAGCATTGCGCCTAGGGGCAACCACGCTATCGCCGGAATTTGCAGTGAGAAATCCGCTTCGCGATCAATGGACCGCCGCGATGTATTCAAAATATGGCGGAATCAATATACCCGGAGGCGATCTTATCCGCGGGCTTTTCCACGTCATTAAGCGCGACGCTCTTTATCAAGCCTGGAAGGCTGGCGGCGGCGTTGGTTCTAGCCTTGTGTCCCTTGACCGGCGAAACCTTCAAAAGACGCTCAATGATGTAATTAGAAGTGGTCAGGCCAAAGGGATCGCTTCGACCATCGTCCGCCATCCCATTGAGTCACTTCGTATGTTTTCCGAGCTGGGCGAGTCAGTGACCCGCGTGGGAGAATTTGCAAAGGTCATTCAGAAGGAGGGCGGGTTTTCAAAGGAAAATATCCTACGCGCCGGCTTTGAATCACGCGAGATCACGCTTGACTTTGCGCGCATGGGCTCGGCAATGAAGGTGAGCGGCGCCAATCAGATTGTTGCCTTTTTAAACGCCAACATTCAGGCGCAAGATAAGATGATCCGCGCTTTTAGGGAACGACCCGCGCTCATGACGGCGCGCGGTGTTGCGACCATTACTGTTCCGTCGCTGCTTCTGTATATGGCGAATAAAGACGATCCGCGCTACCAGGAGCTTCCCCGCTGGCAGAAAGACCTGTTCTGGATCATCCCGAGCGGCACCATGACGACTGCGACATGGGGAAAGATGACCCCAGAGGAAAAAACCAGCTTCAACCGCGAGCACACGATCTGGCGAATTCCCAAGCCTTTCGAACTTGGAGTTTTGTTCGGCACGCTTCCCGAGCGTGTTTGGGATTGGATAGAGAAAAATGACCCGCAAGCCATGGCCGATTTTGCCAAGAGCGCCTTTGGCTCGTTCCCCAATCCCATCCCAACAGCTACAGTTCCTCTCATTGAAAACATGGCGAACTGGTCGATATTCCGCGAACGACCGATAGTTTCGCGCGGTAAGGAATTTGTAACGCCGTCTGAACAGTACGGACCATATACCTCTGAGACGGCCAAGAAAGCCGGAAAACTCCTTGATTACTCACCTGCCAAGATTGAAAATCTAATTCAAGGGTACACGGGAGGCACGGGCCGTAGCGTCCTTTCGATGACAGACTTACTGGCGGGATTCGGAAAAAAATCTGAGCCGCCCGAAAAGACGCTCGCGGACGTGCCAGTGCTACGGGCTTTCGTGGCGCGCTCACCCGCTGCGTCATCTCAATCGATCGAAAGGTTTTTTAAAAGGCTCCAGGAAGCCGAGACAATCCGCAACACTTTTCTCTCCTTGAAGAAAGAGCGACGTATTGACGAACTGAGGGGCTACGCTACGGAGCATAAGGAAGACTTGAAGGAATATCCAAAACTTCGCGCCGTGGCTAATCTACTCGCTAAAGTAAGAAAAAAGGCTGGTGCCGTTAGAGAAAACGACGATATCACACCGGCTGAGAAGAGAGACAATCTGGATGCCTTGAACTTCCGCATGATAGACATTGCGCGCAGGGGCTTAAACAGGGAAAATCAGCAGGTGCTTCAAGACCTCGGACTGCAATAAGGAGATTGTCATAAACTAAACCAAAAGACTCCAAGTAACTCCGGCTCTGATCAAGCCGGGGTTATCCGAATTTAGGGAAGAAAGGGCTGTCCTGTGTACACAGCGGGGCGGCCCTTTCTTTTTGGAGCCAGCGGACTACAAACCATGCCAACGAATCCAAGAAAATGTGTTTTGACGATTCTTGACGGTCAATCGACATCGGAGACAGTCGATTTGAGAATTTATAGCTGGCCGGTAATCGTGGCGGCGTTTCTGACAACCCCGGCTACCCTCACCGAAACCATCAACATAGAGACTGCGCCGGATGAACTATTCGCGGCGGGTGAGACCGGCTTATTGACCTCCGGGGGTACGGTTATCGACATCACAGTAGCAAGTAGAACCACTCCGCTGTTTCCGCTCATAACGGGGTGTCTCAGATTAAAGGCTACGGCGAACCTTGCCAGCGGCAATAGAGTCTTTCAATGGCAGTCTCAACCGGCGCTCGGTAGGGGTATTTTTCTAACATAGGGGAAATGAAATGAAACGATTACTAACATTGTTTTTGTTATTTGCATGGCTCTTGCCTGCGCCGGTTCAAGCCGCAGCAGGCCATTTTACCGTAGCCAGTTGTAGCGATGCTTCTACGCCATCAACTCAGGATACCTGCTTTCAGCTTCAGGACCGCAAATGGTACGTTTTCGACGGCACAAACTGGATCGATTGCCCCAACGGCGCCTGCGCGCTGGCCACCAAGTCCTTTTGCGATCCTCAATACACTACGAGCGTCGGGATAACCCATGCGGACGCCACCGACGGCCTGATAGTTGCTGGAGTAGCAGGCAAAAAGATCACCCCCTGCGGCGGCTACATAATCGCCGCTGGCGCAGTGAGCGCAAAATTCATTCGTTCATCGGGCGGGACCTGCGCAGGGACGGACGCCAATTTCACTGAGGCTGTGCCGCTCACTGCTCAGGTTGGCCATCTCATTCCGGCTGGTGGCAAGACGGCCCTCGGCGACTCATTCTGCATTAACTTGAGCGCCGCTATAGCTGTGACAGGAGAGTTTATCTACAGGCAAGAGCCATGAAACGCCTTCTACTCTCAATTTTGTTCATCCTTTCGCTCGCCTTCCACGCCGAGGCCGTGGACATCTTCGTTGACAAGGACAATGCTTGTCCCGGTGACGGAACGACCGGCGATCCTTACTGCACTATTCAAGCGTGTGCAGATGTAGCCGTCGCTGGTGACTCGTGTTTGATTCGAGATGCCGCGAGCGCCTATGACGAAACTGTGTCGCCTGTTAATAGTGGCACCGCAAGTCTCCCGATCACGTTCGAGCCTGACGCGGGGCACAACCCGTCGATTTCACGAGTCGCCGCAGGGTCATCGAGCGGGGCGTTTGATATTACCAACAAGAATTATATCCACATCCTAAATTTTAATTTCGTCGGCACTGGTCTCGCTACGCCTAAAGTAGCGATCCGCATCCGCTCAACATCATCCACTACTCCAACCACGGGGCACTTGGTTAGTGGCAACACGATCACGGGATGGGGCGACGGAGACAGCGACGACGACACCGCTGAAGCCGCCATGATCGAGCTTCGCGGGATTTGGCCGAATGGCGCAATCACGAATAGCACGGTCACGCTAAACACCATCGCCAGTTCGCGCACCAGAGGTATTCGCGTGGTGGCGGGTAGTAATATCAGTGGAACCCCTGACAGTGAAATCAAAATTACTAAAAACACAATAACCGGCATGAAGTGTGGTCGGCTTACCTTTTCCGGCGGCCGCCAAGTATACGGTATCTTCGTGGACAGCGAGGGCAATGCTCCTATTGTCTCTGAAAACATCATCAAGGATTTTCAAGACCCGGCAGACTGTGACATAACCGGCGCTTCATCTACACAAGTACTGACGAATGGGTTCAAGTGTGATGCCGGACCGGCGAACGGCGTACTTGAGAAGAATCATATCTCTAACTTGCTTGCTGCTCCTAGTGGACAAGGGGCAACCACTGGAGCATTTTTAGAAAGCCGCTGCAACGATTGGGTGGTCAAGAATAATAAAGTCAATGGTATAGGCTTCATCGGTCTGCAAAATGGCAGCTCTGGCTTGCAGGCCAATAGAACGAGCTGGGTTAATAACACGGTTGTAAACGTTGGATCGGCGGGCAGCCCCGCCGTGGCTATGCTTCTATCGGATGGTCAAGGCGTCAAGATCCAAAATAACTTTCTTTGTATTGAAGACGCAGAGGCGTCGATTCTTGTTAAAGATGATGCCGTCACAGACGGTGGTCACACGATCAATAATAATGTTTACTGTGACGAAGCAAGTAATACTAAAGTCGGCAAGTGGAACCACACTGGCAGTCAAGGAAGCGGGACCCCGCTCGATCTTGCGGCATGGAGAACTGCTTGCAACTGCGATGGTAATTCCTTCGCCGCAACTCCACCATTTACTAGTGCATCGGATTTAACTTTAACGGCTAGTACCTATGACAATGCTGGAGTGCCGGCTTCCGGTGTAGGCTGCAATGCTTCAAATTGTGCGATAGGAGCCTACGAACCTCCGATTGTTCCCTCCGGCAACTGCGTCGTAGGCATCGTCTCGGCGCTTCAGTTGATCTGTACACCGGAGAACAACCGCTATCCCGGCCTGCTTGCCACTGATTTTACAGATGGTTGGTCTGTCAAAAAGGACGATGTAGATAATCCAGTTACGTCCGTTACACAGAGCGGTGGCGTTCTCACCATCAACTTGACCAACGCCTTCACCGCTGGGACTAGCTGCAAAGTCACCTACAACGCGGCTACGGGCTCACTTACCGACGACGCACCATCGGCCTTTGTTAACAAGCAGAAGATGTTGTCGTTTACCGATACTACCTGCTCTGTTCAAGTTGGCACAGGCGGAACCGCTTCTTTTGTCGCGGCAGGGACGGCGGGAACTTCGAGCACAAACACCAGTCCTGCACCAGGAATGCCAGCGGGGGTTACAGATGGTGATGCCATCTATGCAGCGCTCGCAGGGCGAGATACAAACTTTACGGCGGCAATCAGCGCGGGCTGGACAGCGGTGGTTACTCCAACCCAAGACACTGGACGGATGCTGGGTTTGTGGCGATGTTTCTATCCAACCTGTAGCGCGGCCCCTTCGTGGACCATTGGCTCTAATAGCGGTGAGATCGTGGCCCAGCTTGCAGCCTTTCGCGGCATAAATCAGACGACGCCCGAGGGTGAAGTCACCACACCGTCACTCAACGTCAGCGGCAACGACATCGGCCCAATCACTGGCCTCGATCTCGCGGCGGATAACATTGTGGTCGTCGTCGGGATGAAGCGCCGAGCCTGGACTTCCGTCACGGCGCTTGTTGGTTTTACTGAGATAGGCGAGCCGGACCACGATGCTGGTGTCGGCACAGTCGGCTTGGTTTGGGACTATCTAATCGACAGCGGTTCAGGCCAGACGATTGCCAGTCAAACCTTCGACGTGGTTGGCGGAACTGATGACACCGGGAAAGGGTTCATGGTCGAACTCAACGTTGAAACTACTCCACCGGCTGTATCCCGTCCCGACGGCGCGAGCGGCTTGTTAACGGGATGCTGCAAATAGGGAGCAGGGAAGTAGGAATAGAAAGGGAGAATTTATGGCCTGGCATCTTTATCTAGTTCCGGTGATAGGTACGGGGTTCCCAATTGGCGACCCTCCGGTGAGAGACCCGCGCCGTCCTAAATACGTGGCCGATCTTGGCGTTCTGTGGGCCGCAATGGATTACGGTTTCCAGCCCGTTATGTTGGTGGCGGCGGATGTAGACGATCTCACAGATACGTCCCTACAGGTCAACGCGGATGTGACAAAAGTCCCGGACGCCTTAGATAATCAAATTGGTGCGGTGGCTATATCAATCGTTCAAAACGCATTGGAGATACGCCATCTCCCGGCTGGATGGGTGACGACGGATATTACGTATCGTGTTTTACTCCGTACACTCGCAGGCTTTTTTGCTTTCGTCCAACGTTATGCCACCGTAGCGAACACCACGGCTTTAGTTTTTGGTGGCGCGGTTGATCTCAATACTCGCGTCAATCAGCTTCCGGTGGCAGTGCGGCAAAATTTACAAGCTACTGCAACTAGTTTGGGGCTGGACGCGACGGGAATAAGCGGCTCGACAACGCTCCGGGTAGTGTTGAAAAATATAGCCGATCAATGGGGGCAAAGATCATTTCAGATCGGAGAAATCACGGTCTAAATGTCTACGATCACCGAAAGTTTTAATAAGGCGAACAATGGCCTTGGGCCTGATCTGGCGTGGACCGTTTATTTTGGGACAGCAGCCAATGTTGGTGTCACGAACAATCAAGCCAATGCTCAAGGAACGGGAGAAACTGAATCACGCGCAGATAGCGATTTAGCCAGTGACGATCACTATGTCCAAGCGGTCGTTGGAGCGGATTACGCTGTTGGTTTTGTAGGTGTTTTGTGCCGAAAAGACAGTACTGCGACAAGAACACTCTATCGTTGGTCCAAGTTCGTACCCGGATCTGGTGCGTGGGAACTGGCAAAATTCGTAGGTGGCTCAGAGACGATTTTAAGCTCGGCTTACTCTAGTACATTAGCAGCGGGTCAGAGCTTTAAAATGGATGCAAACGGATCAACGATCAGAGGGTTCCACTTAGGCACGCAGCGAGTAAGCGTTACGGATGCTGCGATTACCGGCAACCTGCGTTGTGGAATCCACTTGGGAGATAGCACAGCAGCCTACATCGATTCGTTCGAGGCTGGCGATTTGGCTGGCGGGGGCGGGGCGCCTGCAATCGGATCGTTAGGCTTACTGGGGGTGGGGTTATAATGGCGTCACTAGGATGGCTTTTGAATCAAGATTTTGCTGGTTCGGCATCAGGCGCTGCTCCAGTCGGTCCGGCAGTAGGCTCTTTATTACTTCTCGGCGTTGGCCGCATGTGGTGGCTGCCGATGGTTTGGCCTTGGATCACGGGCGCGAGTTATGGAGGCGAGATGGATTTAGCGATTGAAATAATTACTTACTTGTCGGCAATCGGCGCTGGAGCGTTGGGGTTTCACGGCTTCAATCGATATCAAGACTACCAAAAGCGTAAACACGCGCCACCGCCTAAGCCTTTTGTTGATGACAAGGTAAGGCCGCACATCATCGGTTCAGTAACTGGCATAAACCGCATTTGCCCATCGTGTGACAAGAAAAAATCGCCGCTTCGCATTCTCTCGGATAGAACGCGCGCCTGCGATGCGTGCTTGGAGGGAGTGAAATAACATGGCTGACGACGTAGTACTCAATGCTGGAAGTGGTGGCGCCACCCTAGCGACCGACGAAATCGCGGGGCCGCGTCATGTGCAGTTTGTCAAGTTAATGAACGGCACGGCGGACGCCGCCGATGTGATAGCCGGCGAGGCGACCAACGGCCTCGACGTTGATGTGACTCGTTTGCCTGCTGATCTTGTCGTCACCGATACGCTCACCGCCGACGAAGATACCGTTGCGCTGAATATCGCGCGCGGCGAAGGGGCCGTAGGGGTACAAATTCTTGGCACATGGTCCGCCAGTCTAGTTTTTGAGGCTACCCTTGACGATACCAACTGGTTTGCTATCTCGGCGCACGACGGCAGCAATCGAGTAGCCGGAACAACTAGCAATGGAAACTTTCTTATCGGCGCTGGCGGTTACTCTCAGGTCCGGGTACGGGCCGACACCTATGCCAGCGGCACGGCGACGGTTACGATTATTGCCAGCCGTGGGACTCAAGTTGTTTGCCTTGTCCTACCTCTTCCAACCGGCGCAAACGCAATAGGAAAACTCGCTGCAAACTCGGGTGTGGACATCGGCGATGTTGACGTGCTTACTCTGCCGGCGATCACCGGAACCGTCACGGCGAACGCGGGAACTGACCTCAACACTTCGGCGCTGGCTACCTCCGCCAAGCAGGACACCCTACTTACCGAGCTTCAATTAAAAGCCGATCTTACAGAGACTCAGCCAGTGTCCGCCGCTTCACTTCCCTTGCCGACTGGGGCGGCGACAGAAACGAGCGTAGCCGCGGCTGTTACGTCCCTGGCGATACTCGATGACTGGGATGAGACCGACAGGGCCAAAGTTAACATCATCGTCGGTCAAGCGGGAATTACTGCGGGAGCGGGAGCCGTAGCCGCCAACACGCCGCGCGTAACCCTCGCCTCCGATGATCCGGCAGTTGTAGCCCTACAAATTATCGACAACATTGTTTCCGGTAGCGAAGCGCAAGTCGATGTTATTACCTCGGCACTTCCGACAGGTGCGGCCACACTTGCGGAGCAGCAATCTCAAACCACCGCACTGCAAATCATGGATGACTGGGACAACGGTGCCAGCGACGGCCTGAGTGCATCCGGCGACGTTGCCCATGATGGTGTCGACGCTGGAGAGCCGGTAAAAATTGGCGGCAAGGCGAATCTCGACGAGCCGACGGCGGTAGGCGAGAATGATCGCGTTAACGCCTGGTTCGACCTGCACGGGCGCCAAGTGGTGCTGTTAGGGCATGGCGACCCTGAGCCGCCAGTAACGGCCAACGGCACAGCAGCGGGTTTGAGTGTTATCGCGGCACCCGGCGCGAGCTTGAGTCTCTACATCTGTAAAGGCAGCGTCATCAATGGGGCAGCCGCGAAGCAACTTATTAGCCTGAGAGACGGCGCGGCTGGTACGATTCGTTGGACTATTGACGCTGCCGCCAACGGGGGCGGGTCAAAATTTGATTTTGGTGTGCGTGGCTGGAAACTCACAGCGAATACCGCTCTGGTAGCCGATATTGCGGCGGCTACTGGGTACGTGAATGTAGAAGAATACTACATCGCGCCCTAGAGGTGACTTATTCTTGGCTGGATCGCAAATTTAGATTTTGCGGGCTCGGGGGCGGATGCACCGGCTTCTACCGCCTCCCGCAAGCTTATCACCGTGAACACGATTGACAAAATTGACGTGGTTTTAGGAGAACTGATTCTCTGGCTGATTCTTAAGGTACACCTATGACTCCAGAACAACTTATCACAGCGGCGTTGATCGTAGTCTTCGGTGCGCTCGTGACGTTGCTCGTTAAGGCGCTGAGAAACGAGGCGATGCAACGGTTTAACACCCTAGACAGGGATATAGCCCTTTTAAGAGACGATTGTAAAAGCGATAACGCGGATCTTAAAGACCAAATTTTAAAGGTTCGCGACCGACTCCACGATCTTGAAGGCGCGCCAACCAAAAAGCAGGTCATTGCCATGCTTGAGGAAATGGACATCGACTTTGGTAGGCGGACCCAGGTGCAAGCCGCTAGTGCTATTTTGGTGGCCGCTGAAACAGCAGAGAAGAGGTTAAAACAAGCGGCGCTAGAGGCGGCAGAATTGATAAGGCAAAAGACAGAAGAGTTGCCCAATGTTGGAAAACGACCATGACTGACGCGCAACTTGAAAAATTAAAAGTCCTCCAGGACGGCATTGTGCGCGAAGTGGACGGCTGGGACCGGCTACGGCAACAGATGATTTATTCGTATCTGCGCGCGATCGGGATTCAGATAGAGAATATTCATCACAACATCGACAAAGAGGCGGAAAAGCTGTGAGACTCGCCGCTTTATGTCTTTTGCTTGCCGGATGCACTCAGGCGGGGCCGGTGAAACTTGATTTTGTGTGTAGGAGTAGGCCGCAAGGAAGCATGATCGTCACGGAGTGCGCAGATCCGGCGACGTGGGATGAGTGGATTGAAAAACACAAACGATCTAGTGCAGACATGGAGATGTGATTTTATGAATCTCGACATTTTGAAACTCGCTGGCTATAAGACGTATCTCATTGTTGCGGTGGGTGTGCTCGTCTACGGCGCGGAGGCGATGGGTATTTTGGAGAAGGGCACAGCCGATAAGCTCGAAGGCTTGCTTACGATCCTCGGCGTTGGCACGCTCCGGGCAGGCGTTTCCAAGGCTACAAAGTGAAAGCCTGCCTTATCACACTCGGTATCCTCGTTCTTGTAGGCATTGGAATTTACTTTGCCGCCGTGGTCTACTGCGTTCAAAACTTCACGCTGTGGTCGCGCGCGGCGTGTTGGGGGTTACAATGATTGAACTATTAAAGCTTGTATTTTTGCCGAGCCTTGGACTTACCTTGCTGTGCCTTCTTGCGCTTTGGCTACTTTGGCGTAATCCCAAGACTCGGCATCTCGTGAAGTGAAGGATTGGAGCTCTATGAAACACATCATCGTTCTCGCGCTGTGCCTGCTCGTGAGCGGGTGCGCCTTCTTCCAAGAAAAAGTATTACTTGATTTGCGTCAAGCGGAAGCCATCGCTCGGAAGTACAAAGACCCGGTGGGCGAGAAATGCTGGGTCTACATTGAAGCCGAGGTCAACTCGGCTGGCATTCTCGACGAGGATATAAAGGGTGTGGCATCGATAGTAGAAGTGGCGAGAATTGTCCGTCTCTACGGGCCGCAAAGGCGCAAGGAGATCGTAGCGGCTTGTGGCGAAGTGGTAATGGATATCATGATCGAGTTGGCGAAAAGGGCGAGACGGTGAGTAGAGCATTACGACGCCATCATGCGATTCGCTGCATGAACCGGCGGTTGAAAGAAGACCGCAATCAGCATCGCGTGTTAGACGAACGCTCTCGCAATTGGGGATGGAGCGTTTGTTCATGTTGGACCGATCCTAAAGCCATGGCGCGATTTAAAGAACAGCCGCAGATCTGTAGCGGTGTTTGTTGTGGAAACCAACGACAATATGCAGGCCCTACGCTTCAAGAACGGCGCGCGCCTGTGGTTGGGGAATATCTGTAAGGCGGGGAAGGCGCCGTGATAGAACCCATTCTCAAATGCGATCATATACTTTCTGGTGTTAGCGAGACAACAGATGGAAGATTTTGGGGAACCTGTATCAAGTGCGGTAAGGGGCAGTGGTGTGATATCAAGTGGCCGCTGACAGGCTATGACGATAGCGGAACAGGGCCCCCTCTTACGATTTGGAAGCCATCATGATTGAGCCTATTGACCTTTTGACGCTAGTCATCCGCCCTGTGCTGATGGATCTCGGGCTTCACACTACTAAGGCCGAGCTGCTTATCCTGGGCACGGCCTGCGCCGAGTCGGACTGCGGGCGATACTTGAAGCAGCGCGGTGACGGGCCGGCACTGGGCATTTTTCAGATGGAGCGGGCGACTCATGATGATTTGTATGAGAACTTCCTCTCATTTAGACCGCTCTTGCGCGATAGGGCGTGGCAATACGTTACGGATGGCCGCCAAAATGCAGAAGAGATGATCGGCAATCTTTATTACGCCACAGCGATGTGCCGCATTCACTATCTCCGCGATCCTGAGCCTATTCCTGACACGCTGCCGGGACAGGCCGCTTACTGGAAGCGCGTTTACAATACCGAGGCGGGCAAGGGCACCGTGGAAAAGTATATCGCCAAGTGGAATCAATTCCTCGGTCAAGGCGGGATGATGCCGTAGTGGGCCTCATCAAACTCAAAGCAAAGCACAAAGTAGCGGTCGTTCCCAGAACTCGCTGCAAAGGGCCGAAGTGCCATGATGAGATATTGTTCCCGTTGGAGGGCTTATCCCAGGCTACGGCGTTCACCTGTAGCCTCCCACTTGGGCACAGGGGGCGCTGTGAATTCGAATCAACCCATCGACAGCCCGACGGCACGATTAGGCGGTATCATATTGATTGGAGCGCGCCGCTGACTCAGGCTCCACGACAACACAAAACAGAATGGTTCTACTGGAGGGGACAAGATGAAAAAAAATACCAAGATTAGAATCTGGGGCGCGCTATGGGTGCTCCTACTGTCAGCGGGGCCGGCGCTGGCCGTCGATGCAGATTTGTCGTGGACAGACAACGCGACGAATGAAGACGGTTTTCGTGTCCAGCGAAAACTCAACGGGACGGCGCTTTCGACAATCGAAATCGTTGGGGCGAACATCGTAACGTTCAAAGACCAATCGCTTGTTCAGGACAAGTTTGTCAACAATGTCTACTGCTTTGCTGTCAGTGCATTCAACACGGGAGGTGACAGCAGTTTGTCTAACGAGGGGTGTAAGACGGTGGCGCGCGCGGCGCCGGACGGTGCCCCGAATAACTTGACTGTTAAATGAGATGCACCATGCGTGATTGAAATCTCCGGTGCGGAGATTACGGTTGTCAGGTTTTTGAAGGAATAAGGAGGGCCGCTATGTAAAAATCACGGTTGCTTGTTTCGTTGACAGCTAGCACAAGGGCCGGCGCTGGATCGCCGGCCCTTTGTGTTTGTGGTTGACGGCAAAGCGAAAATGTGGGATAAAGGAAATCCTTGCAAAGGGGTCAGGTTTTCCAGCACTCAGGCCCGGTTGAGAAATCTTCCGGGCCTTTGTGTTTGACACCAAAAGGGAAATGTGAGATAAGGAAAACACGGTGAAGGAACACACAAAGGGACCTGCGGACCCCCATTTATCTGAATAGCTACGCAGGGCGATGTCAGGTAAGGCCGGGTTGAGAAATCTTCCCGGCCTTTGTGTTTTAAAGGAGCTCGAATCGCTTGCGTAGCCACCGCCACGCCCGCTTGATGCGGCGCCAATAGAACCCGCACAGCACGCGCGCGGCGAAGAGGTTGGCGGAGCGGTTGTTCACGATTCCTTCTCTATCCAATTCGCTCCGCCTTGTATACCAGGGTACTCCAGCGCGCCGGCAAGCCGTGACAGCCGACGTCGTAGCGCTGTCGGACCTTCCTGCCAGTTGCCACTTTTTAGACCCTCTTGCCAAAATTCGCATTCCCACTTTATCACTTCGCGGAGTCGCCGGATTCTGTCAAGTGCGAGATCCAGGTCGTATTTAAGATGGGCGTTCTCTTGCTGCGTTGATTGGAGCAGTTCTTCCCTCGTTGGCAACCGGCGCACCTTCGGGACCCGGATTTGCTCACCGAAAGACTTCATGGGGATGATTGGCTTTTCGTGGGGCATGGTTGTCTAGCAATGGCCGGGCCGTGACGGATAATTGACAATAACTGACTTAGATGTCGCGCTAACTCCCTGAAATTCCAGGGATTACGTTTTCCAAGGTCTGATATGATATATTCTGAATGATATTAAGTACTTAGATACACTAACTATAGTAAACTATAGTATTGTTTTCTTACTATTTCTTACGCTGTCTTGATAACGCCTTTAGTCCTCGAACTATGTCTACTTGCGTCCCCTTTGTCCTGGATTTTCGCGTTTTGTTCCCGCCCAAAATCACTCTGAGCTTTGCTCTGCGCAGTGCCGCGCGAATCTGTTTTAGGTTCATGCGGCGCGTGGCGTTGCAAGTCGCGTTCCGTGAGCAGGTCACATTCAGCCATCAGAGGAAGCAGGCGGAGAAACGCCGCGAACTGTTTCTCTAAATTACTGCCGGCGTTTTCCATTCCCTGAATCATTTGCTGATTCGTGTTCAATTGCTGCGCTAATTGGGCCTGGGTCCAGTTTTTTTCTTGCCTAATTTTCCTAATTGTTTCGCGCAATTGCATTTTTCTTTCCTTTTAGCCTAAATAATCCTTGACAGGATTTCCTGTTTCCTGTATAGACTGTTGCATATGCAACACAACACACTTTCATCACTATCGCGAGCCGAAGTCAAGGCCGAGATGAAGACCCGCAAGGGCTTCACTTTCGCCACTTACGCGCGGCTCATAAAGCGGCATCGCTCAACGGTTACTCGTTTGGCTGATGGTGAAATCGGCGGCGAACGTCGTGAGCGATTCTTGGCGTTCTTCGGATTCACGCCAGAAGACATTCCGTATCGCGGTTCGAAGGTTTACAGCGGAAGGCGGGCGGCTTAGATGAAGCGCAGCGACCCGGAATATTCTCGGGACTATTACCGCCGCAACAAAATGTGGATCGCTGGCTACAAAGCCGCACGCCAAAAATACGACATCGATTATCGACTCAAGGGAATTCTCCGCACCATCGTTCAGCGCTGCGATGATCCGCGTCACGCTACTTTTAAATATTACGGCGCAAGGGGCGTGAAGTGCTTTCTCACTCTTGATGTACTCAGGTTTATGTGGAATCGCGACGGGGCGGCGAAAATGAAAAAGCCAAGCATCGACCGCGATGATGCTAGCGGCGATTACGTATTCTCGAATTGTTGTTTCCGCGAACTGTACGACAATCAGAAGCGCGGCTGGTCGAACAAGCCCGCCCGCACCGCCGCGATCCGCACCGGCATGGAGGCTCGGTAGATGAAATTCAAACTGTCTTGCTTGGAGACCAATTCGCGCCATACGAAATTCAATGTTTTTGATCGCCGGGGCGCAAACTGCGGAACTATCGTTATTCTGACTGACGATGTTGTCGAGTTCGTCTCTAAAAACTGGAATGGCGATGTTTGGTGGAATGGACATCTTCCGAGGGGTCTGGAAGTTCGGCCTATAGACCGGAGCCGAGGTAGCCTATGAGCACGCACACGAAGGGGTTGAAAATTAGCAAGGCGAACTTGGACCCGCGGTGGTGGACGATTCGCGGTTCTAAGGGTGAGGCCATCGCCTACGCTGCGCATTGGCTGGATTCTGATCCACTCGATGAGCTGGCGGCGACTCTTCAACTGCTCGTAGATCGTTACAACTCCCATGACTCCCTTGTCGAGGCGTTTGAACGCATTGCGAAGGATACGATTCTGGATAAGCAGAGTATCGAATACTACAAGCGATTGCATCTCATACATAAGGATTGGGCCCGCGCCGCCCTTGTCTTGGCGAAAGGAAAGTAGATGAGCATGCACACAGAGACGGACGCCGCAGAAAATACAGACAAGAAGATTTGGCAGGAAAACCCTGACGATGCCTATTCGCCCACTATCCATGTCACACAACACGGCGGCATCGGAATCAACGTTGGCGGATATGTGATGGTTAAACCCGTGCGTGAATGGCATCGCGTCGGCCTTGCCCACGACTCCCTCGTCGCCGCGCTGGGCGCCGCAAGACGACTAGGCAATGTAGGGTATCTACAGGGCGAAGCGGACATTCAAGGGCGCGAGAAATGCGGGGACCGCATGTTTTGTAAGCGTGAAGAGATAGAAGCGCAGATAGACGCCGCCCTGGAGCTGGCGAAAGGCGATAAAGCGGCAGGCAAGGAGAGGTTATGAGATCTAAGCACAACCGCGTAACCGAGCAGATTGAGATGGTCGAAACTCATAATCTGGCGATCTGTCTGCGCCGGTTACGAGACGGTGAATACAGCGACCGATGGCGACGGGCTCTTTATCATGCTTTGACGATGACGGGAACCTCACGCGGCGTCGTCGAAAAAATCAGGATCGCGCTGGAGTTGCCATGATCACCCCCGATATCCGCTGGACAAAACTCCTACTCGCCGCTCTGTTAAATCCATTTACGCTGGGCGTAGATACTCATCGCCGCCGTGCCGGCTTGAAGGGCAATAGGTGGAAACGCCGCGACTACCGCGAACACCGGGCGGTGAGGCAGGCAATGGCCCGCGAGAGTAGGCGGCGAAATCGAAGTAATTGGAGGTAGCCATGATCGACGATCAATTCACCGACGTTCCCGTGTGCATCTCATTGACCGACTTCAATCGGCTACCCGACATGCTGTTTCGCGTCATGAGTACGTTTTATCTGATGGCGGACTGCGGGATGATTTTAGAGGCGTGGGCAGACGAGTGCTATTGGAGGGTTCAATGAGCGAACAGAAAAAGATTGATGACGGCGGGCCTACTTATCCACAAGGTCGGCAAATGGACGAAACTCAGTTGCTTTATCATTCCGGCGAAACCCGGCGCCAGAAGTTGGCGCGAAGTGCGATGCAGGCGTTTTTAATTAGAGCCGACACGGCAGATATAGCTCAGCTTGACAAACTCCATGAAATACTACCCTTCGCGAGCTATAAAATCGCCGATTTCATGCTCGCCTACGAGCGCGCCGAGGGGGGAAAGAAGCTATGACATTCGACGATGCAGTTAGGCTCGCGAGCAAGGGGCCATGGGAAAAGGGTCAATTTTATCAGAGTGCGCTAAGAGGAACCTTGGCTGAATGTGAGATCACGCCATCAGGAGAGGTGGGGATAATCGCTCACGTTTATCGTCCCAATAAAAGCCGAGAAATGGGCGAAGCCAACGCCATCCTGATGTCCCGCGCGTATTTGATGCGAGACGTACGGGATCAGTTGATTCGCGTACATACTCTGTTCGATCAATGGCAAGGCTTTGGTAAATATACTGAGGAACTTCGTATCCTTATCGCCCGCATCGAGGAGGGAAGTTAAATGAAACGCCTCCTTCGCATCTTTCGCCGTCGCCGAATTGTGGACCTAAGCGAATATCAGAGATTACTTGCGTTAACGATTACGAGGATAAAATGAAACAACATATCGACGGTTACCCGCCACGGCGCCGCGTCGATTGGCTCTTCCTCGGCTTCTGGGTTGGCTACTTCGCGCTCCTGTATTACTTGGTCTGCCTGCCGGCGCTCAGGTGGGCGCATAGGATGGGGCTACTATAATGGCGACACCGAAACATAAGTGTACGCCTTATTGTGAGCCGGACGACGGAACCCATTGTCTTCCATTCATGGGCATACCTGATTTAACTTTGGATAAACTTCTTATGCACTATCCAACAGTCGTGAAACTGCAACGGGAAGACGATGTGACGCCAAGCGTCGTTGATAGAGTAGTAGACGCCACGGCAATTAATAGAGGCCCTGAACATACCGTTGGCTACCTCGCGTGGCTGCGTGAGAAGGAGTCAACGTGAACCTCACCAAAGCTTTACGGGCTCACATCGTCGAGCATTTCAAAGCGGGTACAGCGATTGCCACACTCGCGCATATCTATGGCAGAACCAGCCTACAAATCGAGGCGGTAATTAGAGACGCACTGCGCGAAAAGGACGGCGTATGAAAATCACGTTTCCGCGACAAAAAAGGGAGATCATTGGCGATGGCTACGGCGCCCTATACGTTGTTATTGCGAGTTTTAATAACGACGAATGGGGCTTTGCGGATTTTTGGGATGTTCCCTATACAGCGCCAACCTATCGTGCTGCCGTGCAATACAAACGCATCATTGTGGCAAAGGCGAAAGGCTACCACTGGAAAGCAAAGAGTTTTGCAGTAATGAAAATAACGTTTTGAAGGCGCAGGATGAAACCGGACCCGCATAATTGCCGGCATGAATACGAGCAGGAACTTAATGAAATGGCTGACTTCAAAAACAAAGTGGAGATAGAAGGCGTGTTTGTGAAAGCCGAGACAGCTAAGGCTTTACTTTGTGTCATCGATGGCAAGGAACACTGGATACCACAAAGTCAGATCGATGATGATTCGGAGGTCTGGCAAAAGGATGATGAGGGAACCCTGATTATTTCAGAGTGGATTGCGACCGAGAAGGGGCTGATATGAGGCCCCTGACGTAGCGGCTCGAACAGGCTGAAACGGTTCGCGTCTGATAGCGCCCAACCGGCGAGCCGCTACATGAGGGACTAATGATTTGGGAGCGCGTAACAAAGTTTGACCGTAGAGCCTGCGCCCTAGCTGATCGCCATTATTCGCGGCGCAAGATTGGCGCTCCGCAATTCATGCCGCCGGGAGAAACGATTGTGTTGTTATCTCATGATGCTAGAGCGGTTTGGGGTTGGTGGCGGCCACATCCTAGCAGTGGGCTCAAGGCCATGAACGGTCTTGATGGTTGGACCTGCACCATATTTAGGAATGAAAGTTCAACTCTATCAAGTCTCATGGTTATAGCCGCCGAAGAGTTTTTGTTGAGTTTGCGCGTGACGATAGGGCCGGATGGCTTGTTGACCTACGTTTGGGATTCGAAGGTTCAGAGCTCTAACCCTGGCTATTGTTTTAAAATTGCAGGCTGGCAGGCGGTAGGGCGATCAAAAGATAATAAGAAAACCTTACTTCAAAAGAAAATGTGAGATTCCCATGCGCTATTACGGCAAATCCTCCGAGAACCCTGCCGGCACACCTGAGGACATCCGCCACTGCATTTCGAAAGTGGCGGACGGCAGCGCCCAATGCTCGCGTTATAGGATCGCCGCGTTGAGGAGTGGCTTAGTTCTTGAAAATAGTAACCTCTGCCACCAGCATCGGGCGATGCTGAGGAAGGGGAAGAAACTGGATATTCCTTTTGATGAGTAGGAGGCAAGTTATGGCGACAGAAACATACCAGACAGCTTATGAAAGAGGCATGACGGAAATAGAGTTTTTAACCGAGAAGCTGGAGAAATGGAAACCCGCTCTAGATGTCATTGAGGAATTGAGGCTTGCTTTCCCTGATTTGCAAATCCATACAAGTTGCGGACTTCAGCACGGCCAAGTCCAGGGTGCGCTGATACATTTGAACGATCTAATAGATATGGCCCAAGCGTTGCCGGTTGCAAAATGGCTCACGCAGCGCGGTTTCCACACCAAGGGATTTGAAGACTACCCGGAGCTCCGACGACGGACCTACGACTACGGCGATATCAAACTCATGTGCTTTTTGAAGTATGATGAGGGCGCAAAGTGTCAATGGGTGAAAGTGGGTGTTAAGGAAGAGCCAGTTTATAAATTGATGTGCGAAGATAAGCCCTTTGATGCTGCCCCCGACGAGGCGGTCAGCGTGGAGGTTAAACCTTAAACGTGCGCAACAAGGAGATCATATGGAAGCAACGCAAACAGATGAAACTACTAACACTCATGACAGCGAAGGGCCGACGTTTCTTGAGGAAGGGCCGAACCTTCCAAGAATTTTGACGCCTAACTTCGTTGAGGAATTCGAGAAGGGCATTGCGGTCTACAAGCGGTGGGTTGCCGCATGTTATCGACTCACCCGGGAATCGCACTGGATAAATCACGGCACGGCGAACGCGCCGAAGTTTTCGCTGCAAGGGCCTGGCGCCGAAGCGCTCATGAATCCTCTCGGCATAAGCTTCGAGGCGCCCAACACGCGCAAGGAGCCGTTGGAACAGAGCGGATATGCTTACTGGGTTGAGGGGTACATGGAGTCCCGCACGCTTCGGCGCCGGGGATACTACCTCGGATATTGCGATAGCCGCGATCCGTTTTTTAATGCGCGATCGGGCTGGAAGCCGGAAACTGGTCACGGCGATATCCGCAAGGCCGCAACGACCAACTGGATAGTCAACGCGGTGACTCGCCTGGCTGGGCTCCGGGATCCGGACCCTAAGCTTCTTGCTGATGCGGGGCTGGATATGTCCCGCATTCAGACAATCGACTACCGCGGCGGCAAGACGCCCGAGGAATCCACGGGGGCAATCAGCGAGCCGCAACGCAAGCGCCTGTGGGCAATAGCTAAGAGCGCTGGTATCTCCGAGGACGCCCTGCGCCCGTATCTCAAGGACTTCTTCAAAGTCGATAGCATGAAGGAGATCAGGCGCGGCGACTATGAGGCGATCTGCAAGCAGGTTGAGACCGGCAAGCTGCCCGCGGTCGATGGCACACCGCAGAATTCGGACTCACCCGTCGAATCGAAACCCGATAAACTCAAGGCCGCGATGGATTGGGTTGCTGCTGCCCCGGACGCCGACATTCTTTCGCCCGTCGAGTATCGCCGATGGAATGACGAGTTGCATGTTAAAACTGGCAGCCAGGCAGATTCGATCGCATTCCTTAAAGCGCATGAAGCGCGGAAACAAAACATCCTGGAATCGTTGAAGCGCGATTCCGGAAAGCCAGGGGAAGAGGAATAGCATGGAAGCAGAGGAAAAAATCACAGTCGAGGCGCTGTGCGCCGAAATCATGGAGAAGCGCGCCGAACGTTACGCCAGGAAGACGGCGCCCTATGCTAAATCGCAACCCACGTCTTCCGACCTTGGAGACTGTCTACGCGAAACTGTTCTCGGTATTACGAACTGGCGAGATAAGCCGAATTTCTCAGTCGAGTTGGTGCAACGGTTTAATCGTGGAGGCAAGATTGAAGACTTGGCAATCGCCGAGCTTCAGGAGTTAGGCTACCGCGTGCGTGTAGATCGCCGTCCGTTCGAGATGAAAGACAAAAAGGGGCGCGTGGTGCTTCGCGGCATCATTGACGGGTTTGTTGAGGTCGGGCACCGGCAAATATTTCCGATGGAGTGCAAGAGTCTCAACCCCAACATTTGGGGAAGGATAGACAGCCAAGAGGACTTTGATAATTACGCTTTTTTCCGAAAATACCCTCGACAACTCCAGTCGTATCTGCTTGCCGAAAATCTGTATCACGGCTTTTGGTTGCTTGATGACTGCCTCGGGCATTGGAAGCTGATTCCTTGCCACCTTGACCTTCACCGCGCCGAGAAACTTCTGAGCCACGCCGAGCAGGCCGTTGAACATATCGCCAACGGCACCTTGCCGCCATTCCACTACGATCCTTCTTACTGCCTCAAGTGCTGGGCTTTCAAAAGAGTCTGCACGCCTGATTTTTTCACCGGCGAAGGCATGAAGCAGGTCAACGACCCGGAATTTGAGGAAAAGCTCGCGCGTCGGGCTGCGCTAGACTTAGCGGCGACTGAATATGACCATCTTGACAAGGAAATAAAGGAAACGCTCAAGGCCGCTATGAAGCCGATGGATAATTGGATCATTGGTGATTGGCTTGTCTCGGCAACTGAAAAGGAGCGCCGGATGAAGGCGCAGCCGGCGAAAGAAGCGCACACAAGCAAATACATGGCCTTCGATGTTTCTCGAATCGACGAGGAAGAGGCGATCAAGAAGTCAGACGCCGACTACGAGGCGCTTGCCGGGAAGGCCTAGCCATGAGTCTAGTCATAGTTCCAAATAGCTTACGCGATGCTATCAATGAGAAAATAGACACCGCTTTACTAGAATGCCCGGAAGCAGCACCCGACCGCGACTATTTTTATTCAGTCTTACTCAACTATTTTGATGAGCATGGACACATACCGGAATTCCGGTTGCAGAAGAAGGTTTAGCCATGGACTCAATCAACGCCAAGGTAAGGGCGAAGGAAAGGAGTGACACAAATGGAACATTGGGGCATGCCGGGAATCGGCGGTAACCTTGGAAAATGCGCCGTGTGCGGCGACACTTTCCTTACTGAAATTTTGTTTGGCGAAACCGTCAGTCAAGTAGTGGTAGAAGGAATTTCGCAACAACTCAGTATTCATACCGCCCGGTGTAAGCCGAAGTTGCAAGAAGTGATGAATGCTGGCGGCGATTGGAAGTTGCTTCCAGAGGGGCCACTACGGGAGGCGTTCGCGCGTGCGGCGGAAAAACTGGGCGAGGGACATACCTAGCCAATGATCACAATAAATAAAAACTGGCAGGGAATCGGCAGGATCCCGCAAACAACGATGAAGCAGTTCATAGAGGCAGTGCATACAGCCGAGGGACTGCAAACGATTGGCGAATTCGTAAACAAGGGAGGCGCAATGAAGCAAGAAAAACTGATTAGACGTAGCCCGCAGGAAATAGCAGAACTCAGGCAGACGCAATCGGCGAAGCTGTCAGAGTACATCAAGATCGAGGCCGAGAAGACGGCGGCGGACTCCGACTACAACGAGCGGCTAAATGATCTGTGGGATGAAATCAAAGGCATTCAGACGCGGATCAACGAGGGGTAGCAATGTCGTATCTTCATATTGCGAATCTTTATCGGCCTGAAGCCCAACGGATTCTTGAATTTAAGCAAGTATTCGTCATGGAAAAAATACACGGCACCTCGGCGCATGTGGCTTGGAAGGATAATGCTCTACGGTTTTTCTCCGGTGGATCGAAGCATGAAACGTTCGTTGCTCTGTTCGCGGAGGAACAACTGCAGGCCGCATTTAGCGAGATGGCAAATCCCGATGTGACTGTCTACGGCGAAGCCTATGGCGGCAAAATTCAGGGAATGAGCAAAGTTTATGGACCCAAGATTAGATTCGTAGCCTTCGAAGTCAAGATAGGCGGTTCTTGGCTTTCTGTCCCACAGGCTTGCGATATTGCCGTGAATAGGCTCGGTTTGGACTTTGTTTGCTACGATCTGAGCGCAACCGATATTGAATCGCTGAACGAGCACCGAGATGCAAACTCGGCTCAGGCCATGAAAAACGGCATGGGCGAGCATCCACGCGAAGGTATAGTAATCCGTCCGCCATTTGAGGTCATCCTAAACAACGGCGAAAGACTAATTGCTAAATACAAAACCGAAGCATTTCAAGAACGGACACGCGAGCCCAAGATAGGCGAAGATTTGAAAACTCTCACCGATGCCGAGGCGGCAGCGGATGAGTGGGTCACAAATAACCGGATGGAGCATGTACTAGATTCGTTGTGTTCCGAATCTGTGGATGTTCAGGATATTACCGCCACGGGTGCAGTGATTAAGCGAATGTATCAAGACATAGAGCGTGAGGGCGCGGGAGAACTTGAGTTTTCAAAAATGCTTTCGCGGGCTATCGGACAAAAAACGGCCAAAATGTTTAAGCAGAGATTGCAGACGCGGATTAATGAGGGGTAGGGGATGACGCCATCTAACGCCTGGATGGGCTGCTACGAGATGGGCTGGCAAGGGCTAATTGTGCCAGAGGCATTCGCTCATCCTGCCAAGGTCTCCCGCGGACTGATCCGCCGCATCTACAAGCACGCCTTTGACGAGGGCTGGCTGAAACACGGCGATTCGGTGGTTGATCCATTCGGCGGCATCGCCGGCACAGCCTTAGACGCCATGTGGAACCGCTGTCACTGGATAGGTGTGGAGTTGGAACCCCGCTTTGTGGCGCTAGCCGAGCAGAACATCGCTCTTTGGCAACGCAAGTTCGGGAGCAATGCGGGCTGGGGCCGAGGGATAATCATTCAGGGGGACTCCCGGCAGTTGGTGAGCGTGATAGCGGGCGCGGATTTGATTTGTTCTTCGCCGCCGTTCCATGACTCGATGAGCAACAAACCAAGTGCGCAGATTCTAGCTGGTAGCGGCGGGCGCATGGGTGAAAGTTGCAAATCTAACGATATCTACGGCACCACCGAAGGCCAGCTAGGCCGCATGAAAGAAGGCACCCCGCCGAGCGTGGAGATGATTGTCGGGAGCCCGCCGTTTACCGACAGCATGAACACGCAAGACGTTAAATTTTGGCACAAACACATAACCGATATCGGGCGTGATCCCGATACACCAGGGGCGAGAAGTTTGATTGGCGATTACGGCTCCACTCCCGGCCAGCTCGGCGCCATGCCCGAGGGCAAGTTTGACGCGGTGATTAGCTCGCCGCCGTTCGAGCAAAGCAATCTCACGGTTGACAAAAATTTTATGGCCCAGGTTGAGCGAGACAAACGTAATGGGTCCCGTCTGCAGCCAGGACTCGGCACGTACGGAAAAGAGGCTGGCAACATCGGCAACCAATCCGGCTCCACTTTCTGGACCGCCGCCCGCGAGATTGTCGCCCAATGCCACGCGATATTGCGACCGGGCGGTCACTCGATTTGGGTTTGTAAGGATTTCGTTAGAAAGGGCCAGCGCGTGCCCTTCAGCGACCAATGGCAGGCGCTATGTGAGGCGGAGGGCTTTCGGCTGGTCTGCCGCCATCGCGCAATGCTCGTGGCGCATCACGGGGAGCATGGTCAGTTATTCGGTGGGAGCGAACAACTCAAAACCGAGCGAAAGAGTTTTTTTCGCAGGCTTGCCGAGAAAAAAGGTAGCCCTGCGATAGACTGGGAAGACGTGCTCTGCTTGGAGCGATGACGTTAGGAAGTCCTGAAATTCTGATGTTGGCAAAACTCTATGATGTTATCTAGTCCGCTGTGTGTTCTTTGCGGCCATACCCACGTGTATAGCGGCGTCAGATACGACGACTGTCCGTACTGCGCGTGTGAAATCTACTCGCCCAAAAATCAAACTGTGAAAAGTGGCATAAATTATTGGAGTAATAGACAGCGAGCCGTGGTTCGCCGAAGGGAAAGGGCACGGCATGGTTGAGTTGGCAATGCCTACCGCTAAGTATTATAACCCTCCCACAAAGGAGGGCGACGACATGGCAAAAAAGAAAGACCCTGGGGCGGTAAGGCTTGGCCGCAAAGGCGGGCTGGCAAGGGCGAAGAAGTTGAGCAAGGAAGAGTTGCACCGGCAGGCTGTGTTTGCTGGTAAGCAAGGCGGGCGACCGAGAAAGAAAAAACCAGTTGACTAAAGCGTAGCGCTACGGTATTGTTATGCAGCAATCCAAGCCGGGCATAAAGCTGAATCCGCTAATAGCCTCCAAGACAACGCCGATATTTGAGGCGGACCCGAAGCGATACCAGCGAATTTGCCGCTGGGTTTGGACGCAGCAAAAACGGGGCTGGCCGGACGAAGCGATAGCGGAGGCGCTCAGTCTGGCCGGCACGAACATTCACAGGGCCGATAGCTGGTGGAAATATCTGACGGCATTGTTACCGAAAGGGAAAGGGCGCGCGGCGGAAATTGAATCAACTCGCCATAAATCGGAAGTGGGAGAGATCGCGGGCGAGTTTGTTGAGTTTCTAAAGCAAAAGAGAGGGGCAAAATGAAAGAACGGATTAACCCATATAACATGTTCGTCGGCTCATTTATTCCGAACTGGCTATTAGAGCAGCCTGAACTAAGCTCGAACGCGAAACTTGTCTATGGCCGGCTTTGCCAGTTTGCCGGGAAAGATGGGCGGGCATTCCCGACTATCGAGACTCTTAGCGTGAAGACGGGCCTTTCTAAGAGTACAGCCGAAAGAGCCCTGGCTGAACTTAAAGACGCCAAGCTTATTGACGTTGAAAGACACGGGTTGAATCAGCCTAATAGCTATTTTTTTTTACGCCATAAGTGGATGGATGGGAAACCGGATACGTCACCGGTGACGTATCAAGATACTTCAACGTTGACGGATCAGGATACGTCACCGGTGACGTACATAAGAGAATCAGAAGAAGAGAATCAGTTAAGAGATCCCGCAAGGCGGGCGCCTTCGGCGGGTTCTTTAAAGAAATCAGGATCGGGAATGACACCGGAAGCGGCCAAGGCGCACCTTAAACAACTGCGCGAAGGACTGAATTGACTATCCTCGGGGGTGCTGTAGGTAGAACGGGTGTGTCTAAAATCAGGAGAATCGTCACCACGATGCCGGAAGCAAGTCCCTTATTGTTCAGAGGTAGGAAGGAAAGACTATGAGCAAACATGCAAGGTCATTAGTTCCCAGGGCAAACAGCTCAGTGGTTATTGCTCGCCTTCTGCATTCCGAGGGTTGGACCGAGCACGTGGCTGCGACGTGCCGTAGTTATTGGCGCAGGGTCGTTGCAAATCAATCGGATAAGGCGCAGCGGCGTATCGAACATATCGAGCAAGCGTTTAGGGAGACTGTCACAGCGAGCATGACAGCAACGCAAAAGCAAATCTTGGGAAAGTTTATCTCATTACGTGAAAAGGCCGCCTTTGACACTGGGTTTATAGTTGGGTTTATGACTTCTCTTTATCCTGAAGAACTGCCGAGCGCCGCAGTTAAAATAGCCGAAAAGAACGGATATTTGAAAGGGTTAAAGAAGACTTGGTATTTGTCGCAGGACCTTAGATTAACACCCTTGCAGATTTCAACGAAGATTAGGGATGCCATTGACGAAGCGGAACATGAGCAAGAAGTAAGCCAACCTCCGGCGCATACGGGAAATTAGCGAAGGGATAGGGAAGGGGGTCATATGACAGAGGATGAGTCATGGGATGAGCTTCGCGCTTTGGTCGATAAGCAGCAAGCGGAGATAGATGACTTGAAACCAGCAGCGGCTAAGTGGTGGCAGGTCTATCAGGATCAATGTGAAGGGGCGTATGTGGAAGCAACGATAGTTAAAGAACTAAAGAAAGATATTCAGAGGTTAAAGGATTCACAAGAGTTAGCGTTAAAATTTCTACTTGATACCAGACATTCATGGAATGGCCCGATTCATCGTGCGGCAAAAGAGTTGGGTTATGAAGGGATAGGGAAGTAATGCCCACAGGTCGATCAGAGGAGGAAGCGTGACACGAGAACAAATAGAAAAAGCGGCAGCCGAATTTTTCATTGATTATGAGGAAGATATTGTAACAAGCTGCCCGCTAGAGGACTTCGCCATCCAGCAAGTCAACGCGGCGCTGGAAGAGGCGGCGAAGGTTTGTCAAGACGATAGGATCTCTGCTTGGGGACAAGGGAAAAAATTTAGGCGAGCCATCCGTGCTCTCAAGGTATCCTAATGCCCACAGGTCGCCCCAAAACCGACCGCAGCCGACCGGTAATCAAACATTCGCGCCTGGGCGACCCGTTCTCGATCGCGAATCGGCGCCGGACTAGGAGCGCGATGGCAACCGGTAGAGATCTTTTGGCGCGTACGGTCACGTGCGGGGCTTGCACGGCGACGTTTCGAGATGAGTATTGGCGGGACGATCATCAGCGGCGATTTCATGGACCTAGATTTGGAGAGAATTAGGGAAAGGAACAATTTATGGAAACTGAAAAATTTGACCAGTGGGCGATCATCGAGATATTTGGTCATACGCAGATAGCCGGCAAGGTTACAGAGGCGGCTATCGGCGGCTGCTCTTTCATCCGTGTCGATGTGCCAGAGTGCAACGGCAAACCGGCGTTCACTAAATACTACGGCCAGGGAGCGATCTATTCCATGACGCCGTGCAGTGAAGAGATCGCGCGCGCGGCAGTCGAAAGTATCAGACCAGCGCCGATCAACGTGTATATGCCCCAGTTACGCGCCCTGCCTGCCAATGTGGACGGCAGCCCCGACGAGGATATGCCCGACGAGGACCGATATTAATACTGTATCTTGGTTTGGAGAGGAGGCGAGGACGTGAGCGGCAGAATTAAACATCTCTATCCGCCGAATTGGTGAATTTATGAAAAAACATGGTCACAGGGGTTCTAATTACACATCTCCAACGTGGTTTTCTTGGCGAGCCATGAATGAAAGATGCCACACGCCCGGTACAGCGGATTATCCTCGTTATGGTGGACGCGGAATTACGGTGTGCGAACGCTGGCGGCAATCCTTTGGGAATTTCCTTACCGACATGGGCGAACGTCCAGAAGGCACAACGTTGGAGCGTGAAGAAGTAAACGGGAATTATGAATCGCAAAACTGCCGATGGGCGACAAGCATGGAGCAGGGTGCCAACAAACGGAGCAACGTATATTTAACATTCAACGATAAAACACAGCACATAAGAGCATGGGCTAGGGAACTAGGGATTGATCGAACAACTATTTCGTGGCGTTTAAGACACGGGCAAACCACGGAAGAAGCTCTTACTGGGCCTATTAAATCAAGAGCGGAACGAGGGATTTTAGGATTGAAGGCTAGAGGGCTACTTTAATGCCAATGGATAGAAAGCTATATCCTCCTGACTGGGAAGAAATTTCCCGTCATATTCGGTTTGATATCGCAAAGGGTCGTTGCCAGTGCGAGGGCGAATGCGGACTGCATCGTACCACGCCCGGCCCGCGCCGCTGTATCGAGAAGAACGGCCATGAAGCAAAATGGGCGAGGGGTAAGATTGTCCTGACCACGGCGCATCTTTGCGAATGCGATCCGCTGTGCGGGAACGAGGCGCACTTAAAAGCTATGTGCCAACGTTGCCACCTTCGAGTAGATCAGGACCTGCACGCGAAGAATTCCAAGGCGACACGGCGCAGCAGGATGGCCGTGGGGGAGTTGTTTTAATGATTTTCATCGGCATAGACCCTGGGCAAACCGGAGCGGTGGCCTGGATACAGTCCGGAGAAATAGTCGGCAATTTTGGCGTTATAGATGCGCCGATTTTGACCGTAGAAAAAAACAAAAGCATACGGCACGAAATGGACCGCGTAGGTATGGCTAGAATCGTCGAGGATATTAAAAGCTTGGTGGCTCCGATGAGTCGGATTGTTGCCGCCGTGGAGCGCGTGCACAGCATGCCCGAGCAAGGCGTGGCTTCATCGTTCAGTTTTGGCATGGGCTATGGAATTTGGCTTGGTATCCTTGCGGCTTTCGAAATTCCCGTGGACCTCGTTCACCCTACGCGCTGGAAAAAGGTCATGATGGATGGCATGGGGAAAGAGAAACAGGCGTCCATGGTGCGGGCGAAGGAACTATTTCCGACTGCCGAGTTGTCCCTAAAAAAGCATCATGGGCGAGCCGATGCGCTTTTGATCGCAGAATACAGGCGCCGATTAGGATGAGCGATAACAGTTTCCGCCCCGTGGTTGCCCGGGAAGGTAACGACCCGGCTGGTTTAGATCGCCAGTTTTCACGGCCACGGGGCGGAATTAAAAACAGAGGCGCAGTGACAAGGAGGCATAATGAGGTATCCTAAAGAACTATTTATTTACGTTGTTGATAAACTGAATGACGGGACTCCATGTTTTGGGGCAGTGCCGGATATTAACGAGATTTCTGAAGATCAGGCCGGCGAGAAAATTGCCATTTACACCTTGAATCGGCAAATGACTTTTAAGGTCAAACGGGAATTGACTTAACAGTGTTGCCGCGAGGTAACTGCGATGAGACCAGGGGCCACGGGGCGGAATTCAATAGAGCGTTTTTAAACAGGAGGGAATATGGATTTTAAATTTAATCTTGGCGATAAAGTCAAGCATAACTTGACAGACTACCAGGGTACGATCATTGGCCGAACACAGTGGCTGAGCAACTGTAACACCTACTCGGTCAAGGCGCGCGAGTTGAAGGATGGGAAGCCTATCGAATCACAAGCATTTGACGAACCCGAATTGACACTCGTTCAGCCCGAGACTCACCCCGCGCACAGGGAAACTGGTGGGCCAACCGAAGCGGTGCGAAGAACCAACCGATGAGCATGATCGAGACAATCAAACAGGCACTGGCGAGATTAGAGGTCAAAGGCGATTTAGACGAGATGCATGCTGCCGATATCCATATCCAGTGCAATGCGGTCGAATGGCTCACAGCGCTGGTGGAGTTTTGGGACGCATATAACGGTCATCAAAACTTGGCAATGAATAGAGATGAGTTTGTTGTGTCGTATAACCGTCTTCAAGCCGCCCGCAAGAGGCTGGAGGGAGCCAATGGAAGATAAAGAGGTCGGGAAACTATGGAACCTGGCGCAACACTAAGACCGTGACCCCGCCGTGGAAAATTGGGAGGGAAAATGACGGAAGATGAAACGCGAGCGTATAATCGTGCGTTACGCGACGTGCTCCGTGTGATTATTGGGCAATATTGTAACGGTCATTGTGATCATGAAGTAACGCCGGATCATAAACTCTCGTGTCCAGAGGGGATACGGCGGGCGGTTTTGAAACTTCAGAAGATGGAGGAGCCGCCCGAAAGAGGCTAGAATCATGACCAAAGACGAACGTAAGACACTTGAGAAAATAGACCGATCCTTGCTATCCGCCTGGCGCGAGTTTGCTTCGGATAACGAATGGGAAAGCGCGATGGAACATTTGCGGTGGGCACGGTCAAAACTGGCTGTGATGCTGAAAGGAAAGCCATGAGCACAAGAACTTCGCCGGGAACGTGGCGAGCGTCTGAGGATACGGCGATTGAAGCCGAGTTTGAGGGCAAGCCAGCTCAAATCTTTTCGGCTGCACGAACTACGTGGGGGCAGCCAGACGGCGGTAAAAACAAACGGTTTCGTGCAACACGAGCCGCCGATATGGCCTTTGTCGAAATCGCCGACCACCACTTCGACGCCATGGAGAAGGCGCTGCGGGAGCTGTGTGAAACGAGCCTTGATACCGAAATTGTCATGGATCATGCCCGCGCTATCCTGCGCGCGATAGATGAGGAAAGGGCAAAGCCATGAGCAGTAAAATCCTTCCGCCCTTACGCGCATGTTTGAATTGCCGTGTGTTTGTTAACTGGGGCTGGCTCTGTTGGGACTGCGTCAGAGCGATGTTGGTATCAGCAGCCATGGCCAGTGGCGCGATGCTTGCCGCTTGGCTGTGGGGGTAGGAGACGCTATGACTAAACACACCTGGAAAGTGCATGCCATCGCTCAGTGTAACGATTGCGGCAAGGAATTTGCGAATTACAAAAACGCTCAAGGATTGGCCGCACAACACGCCAAGGTCTACAAGCATACAGTGAGGGGCGAAGTTGCCCTAGCGTTTGAGTATGACGGAAAGAAATCATGACTACCGACCCCGAGATCACCGACGAGCAGCGCAGGGCGTGGCGATGGATCATGCGGACGAAAAATCCTGATGTTGTTTGCACGAAACTTGATTATTTCCGTGTCGCCGATGCCTTGCTTATCCAAACGGCGCGGGTGCTGAGGGCGGAGTTTGAGCGGGATCATTCTACGACTTTGATGCGCGTAAAAGATGACCATCCGAAATTAGGTGAGCATTGTAAAAAGTGTGGATTCGTTGACGTGCCCAACGTGCCAGAAGATCATAGAACACTTGACCCCCGCCACTCCTACGATTGGGCGCAGTGGCTGGAGTTAGCGAATGAGGAGTTGAGCCGATGAAAGAACCCAAAATATTACATGAAATTAGAAAACGGGTTAAAGAATTTCGGGTTCTCATAATTGTCAGAGTCACTAGAAAATGCGGGCATGAAACCGATTATCCCATGAAAACAAAGTTGAGCGCATTGCGGCGAATGGCTAAAACCGCATGCGCGGAATGTAGAGAGGCGAACCCATGACCGCGCAAGAAATCATAGAGCGAATCATGTCTCACCATTGGGATATACAGGCGTGTCGATGTTGGATTTGCGTCAACGGGCGCGAGCTGGGGTTTAGACCTCGGCCGGAATATTTGCCGCATAACAGCAAAATCAAAGTAGCCAAGGTTCCGATGATTGAATGGGAGAAAAAGCCATGACGCGAGAACAGATCCGTGAGGCTGCGTATAGTTTAATCAACAATCTTGAGCGGGGGGCGAATGCTCATGATTTAATTGTTTTTACTATTCAGCATGTCAATGCGGCACTCGAAGAGGCGGCAAATAGCATGCGCGGTACAAATTCGTTTTCACACAGCGAGCATATCCGGTCCCTAAAGGTGAAACCATGACACCACAAGAACAAGAAGCCGCAGAAATGCTCAAGCAGATCGGCTATGATCCCGGTTGGAATTCGTCTCTGTTTAGAGAGGTCGCTGTCAAGCTCAAGGAGCGCGACGAGCGAATTGCTAATTTAGAGCAGTCCCGGAAAGTCTTGGTAGAGAAACGCGATGTCGAGATCGCCGATCTGCGCGCCAAGTTAGCCGCGGCCGAGAAGGAAGTAAAGAGGTTAAAGGCAGGTTACGAGTTAGGCCCGGTTGATTCGTGCCCCTGTCCCGGCTGTGTTCACGAACAAGGGGTGTTTATCCGGTATTGCGCTTTGCATGAGCGGATCGCCGAGGCCGAGAAGCGGGCTGATTGGTGCAATAAATTGTATGACGGGCGGGAACAATATTTAGTTAATCTAAGAGTGGAGATTTCTGAGCTAAGAGACAAGCTCGTCGCGGCAGAGGCTCACATCGAGCAGGCGTTCAGTTTGGCCGACGAAAAGGTGAGAGCCGCCGAGAAGCGGGCCGAGGCGCGGTATGTGGAGGGGATGGAGGCGATGTATAAAATCGCGTCCGATCCTGGATATGTCGTCGAAGCGACCGTATTGGGTGACATGCGCGCCGAGATCGACAAGGCGCCTGGCTGATGCATCCGCGCTGCTAAAAGGAGATTATTATGGCTGAACGGGAGCATAAAACAGACGGAACTCCGTGCTGGTGCAATCTGATCAGAGTTAGCTACAAGACTGAATATGACCTTGCTATAGCATTGGCAAATCATGTTCTGGAAAAGGCTCATCTTGATCCCGATTCGGACTTGTCCACGCTGGCCCGTCAATTTCTGCGATTGGTTGAACGGTGCCAAGCGCCGGAGCCCAAGGCTAAGGAGCCGAATTATCCATGAGCGACTTAGATAATTTTATCGACCGTGATAAATGTCCTCGATGTAAGTGTTGTGAGGCAGATTTTTATAAATGTGAGAATTGTGTTGAAGGATACGTAGGGCATGATTGCGGTGATGATACCTGTTGCTGTCTTGACCCAGAAGATAATGTAATTTGCGATGCTTGCTATGGCAAAGGGTTTTGGTTGATTTGCCGGGGGAAAGATTGCAAAGGGCAATGTGGAAAAGGGAAGTCATGAGCACCGGAATGGTAATTTGTAGCAAGTGCTTGAGGGAAGTGCATCAAGATCTCGTTGACCATACTTGGTATCATTGCGAGGATGCAACGCCACGGTGCGACGGCGCCGATTCTGTTTATCCACTCATGGGGCACGTTAAGGGCTATTGGTGCGGGAGAGATGGGAATCCCGGTGGTCCCAGCTATTGCGAATATTGCGGAGCACTTGTACCGGACGGCGGTTCTTTTTGTGATCCATATTGTACGGACTTGGGGCAAAGATGAGCGCCCCGTATCCGGTAAACATGCCGGGAGAAAACATGAGCGGCTTCGATGTTTGTGTAAAACGAAAAGGTATTCTCTATTGGTGTTTCCTTTCAGTCACCGGCATTAAATGCGGCGCTTGCAAACGTGGGAGAATTAGAACGCCATGGCTAGGATATATCTGCAAGGTTTGTGGGGCTGAAGTGATTCACAATAGGGAATCAATCAAAGGTTGCGCACGTTAATCTTTGGGAGTATCGGAGTCCAAAAGGAAATACGATGTTTGCTCGGTAGCAGCGAGGAGATCGTTGATTTGCTGCAAGACCTTTTCGGGATAGTTCGGCTGCACGATATTAGGCATGAGATTATCGGCAACCACCTTGCCAAGGATGGGAATTACCAATTTAAGAGCGTTGCGCATCGCTTCGTTTCGTGTTTCTAACTTATAAATTTGCTCATCTATGGCGGTTGCTAGTTTCATGGTCATTCTCCTTTAACTCACGCTCCACTTATAGTTAAAATAGTCACTGTCGTTGGGGTGCCATTTTATCCTCAGTACAGGCTTTGCACCACACTGCTATCGGCGACTGTTTTCGTTGACACCTGCCGTTATGTCCCACCGCGCACTGCGGGTTTACGCAGACACAGCGTAGCAGGCCATATTTGTTTTTATTTTTGCGATTCATGATTAGGACTCCTTGGCTTGTGCGATCGCGGCGCGGGCCTGTCCTTGTGCGCAATCACAAGGTATTACGTGGCAATATTTATCATGCACGGGCATAGGTGACAGAAGCCGTTTCAGCGCCTCCAGCATCGCCGCGTTGTCGCGGGCGAGCTTGGCATTGTCGGCCTTAAGGCTTATATTCTCGGCAGTAAGTACGTCTAGTTTTGCCATCGCCATCCCCGGCGAAATCTCCCAGGCATGCATCTCCAATTCTGCTGTTAGTCGTTCGTTGTCGCGGGCGAGCTTGGCGTGGGAGTTGAATCGGTTTACGATATCATCAGCCGTCCAGTCACTGCTAATATTACATGCTACGGTTATCTCTCTTGCGTTGGTCACGTCATGCCAGTGGAGATCGATTCGAGATCCGTTTTGAACTTTAAAAATAGGACCATCTATATAGGTGTGTTTCGTTGTCATGTCATTCCTCTCCTCCCGCTTGTTTGATCGTGGCGCGGGCCTGTCCTTGTGCGCAATCACTGTGTCCTCCGTTTCAATCCGTCAAATCCTCGTCATCCTCGCCGTCCCCGTCATCATCGTCCGGCTCGAGCCGCTCGAGCCGATACAGCCGCGCTTGCTCGGCGGCAATCTCGGCCTCGGTGTACAGGCCGTATTTGCCGTTTATGGTGTAGGGGCGTGTCATTATCGTTTCTCCTTTTCAGTTTGGTTAGTGCTCGCCTTGACGGAGCGAGCCCGAGGCTGGCGTGCCACCGTTCGCCACGGCCCGGAGTGGGCCGGAGAGAATTAAGCCGGTTACGAAACGCTCCATTTGTAATTAAAATAATCGCTCTGCAGGTCGCTCCGGTCGTCGTGGTTAGGAAATGCACGGAGCAGAACGGTTTCTAACTTTTTCGCTGCACTCCAATGGGTTTGATTGCGAATCTTGGCCGGCACGTTGTCGGGCATATCGGCAAAGGATTGCCCGCGGTAGTCAACGCCGTTGTAGAAATATTCGGAATCATGGCCCATATAGCCGGGGATTTTGACATCCACAGCCTGCGCCATGCTGTAGTTAGGCGCCGTCACGCTGACACCCTTGATGCCGAGCCTCTTGAATAGCTCGCGGCAGAGCTTGGCTTGCTCCTTGCGCCGGATAGAGCGGTCGGTTGACATGACAGGAACCTTGTCCAGGTTCACGCTAAAAATTTGAGTTAGAGTTTCCATGTTATCCTCCCGCCCGGCAGCCACGCCGGGCTTTGTTTTGGGTTTAGTCTATTACCGTGTCATAGTTGGATCTCAACCCGCTTTCAGGGCTAAAGGTCATACTCAGGACAAATCCCTGTTCGATGAATTTCAACGCCTGCTCATAGGTTGGTTTTGGGCTGATATCCCTGTAGCCGTGTTGATATGCAAAATCGCCATTTTCCGACAGATAGCGAGCAAGCTCTTGTTTTGTTGCAAACGGCGGGCTGACTGGTGTTCCCTCAGTTACGGTTTCATAGATCTGAAACCATGTTGGTTCGACGGCGAAATTTGGTCGATAAGATTCCCTATCGGGCGGGTTGCCATCCTGTTCCCAGTAGTATTTACACGTAGCCGGGTTTTCGCCCATTTGGTCCTCATGTTCACCTTTAGCCCACCGGATGCAGCTGTCAACCCACTGATTCGCGACTGTTTCATAGTCCCGGTCGTGCATCGGAATATATTCGCCGACCAAATTTGATTGTGGAGCATTATCCTTCGCATAGCATGGATGTTTCCAGTTGGGTGGCACCATTCTTATTTCCCGTCCCATTGTTTTTTTCCTTTCCTACGCACCTGCCACGGCGCGCTCGTTTTGGCCCGTCGTGGGGCGATATCGTTAGCCGGACATGGAGTTGAATTTTTTATCTAACCGTTTTCCTTCCCTCCATGTTCTGCGCCAGTCCGTTCACATCCGCCTGCTATGACCCATAGCGCGCTATTCGCGCTTCTGTTCTCTCTCGCCGCAATTGCGTTTTAATTTCATCAGGAGTTAATCCGCGCTGTCTTATGCGGTCTAGTGCCGCTTTGAATTCGCTCGCCGTTGGTTGCCACTGAGGGTGGCAGCTAGTCTGGATCATTTTTCTTTCTAAACACGTCCGGCATTTTGGTACTTCCGTCTCTATGGCTTTTAACGCATGATATTCATGCGCTTCTTGGTTAAAAGATTGATATGACATTTTAATTCCCTCCAGGTTGCAGAGTTAGGGGTTACATCAATCGGCGCCATTCTTCGCCAGCCTTGAGAAACTCGTCATGACCTGCGATCTTTGCTCCTTCTGGCTGGTAGCGTTTATCGCCGGCCTGCTTGCCAAAGGCTGCTTTTAGATTTGCAGACCATGCGTGATCAGCGGCTAAAAATCGCTGGTACGCCTCGGTCACTAGCTCCTTTTTAGTTTTCTCCATGGTCATTCTCCTTGTCTTAGTTCCCTCACGTCCGGGGCTCTGACGGGCATTTAGGGCATGTACATTTATCGCAATGCCAGGTTGAGCCATGCTCGATGATCGGGTCTCCGCGTACTAGATAAGTCCGGCACACGGGACAATTTTCGTTACTCGTCAGTCTTAAAGGTGTCATGGTTTTTCCTGCTCATTTCCCTCACGTCCGGGGCCTGCTGCCAGGCCCGAGGGTCGGGGACTAGATGGGCCTTACCGCGGCGTCGGCAGCTTCCCCAGTCCAGCGATTACCTGAACTGTGAGCACCAGCCTCGACGCAGCGCTCTAATTCTCTTTTGTGCGCGTTACAGGCGTTGCCGTGTTTTGCTGTTGTCCACTTTGCCTCGTTGTCGCACCAGTTGCATGTTTTCATGGTCGTTCCTCCAGGGTTCGGAGTTAGGGGTTAGGTCGCTTTTAGGGCAGTCTTAGCTTTTAGCATTTGCCGCCAAATAATTTCAGGGACCTTTGTCCCGCCGAGATCTTCGACCACGCCGACAAATTCGATCAATACGCGTCTGAGCTTTTCTATTTCTATCGTGAGCTCGTTTTCCATTTTATACTCCTATTTTTTTGACTGCTGTTTGCATTCTTTACACTTGATTGTAATTGTAACTAGATCGGGGGTTACGGATACAACACTATGATCTGTTATCGCGCCGTCGCATTTCTCAGAGTGGCAACGGCAGTAAAAATGGTCAAACATTTGTCCTCCAGGTTTTGCGCCAGTCCGTTCACGTCTGCCCCCAGCCGGGGGCAGGGTCAGGGGACTAGGCTTTTCGCTTGCCGCCGGCCACGGTGGCGAACTCATATCCGCTAGGCCGGGCAGGCGGAGTTATGATCTCTACCGCTGGGTCCAGGCAAACCCAGTGCCGATCAGATAGCGGCACTGGGGGATTGTCGTTGTTTGCCTGTTTGCAAACTGGACATATTTTCATTGTCATCCTCCTTGGTTGCGGAGTTAGGGGTTAATTCGCTCGCCCGTCTTTCTTTGCTGATTTTAAACAGGCAGCGCAAACAGGTTCCGGCGTACCGCCGTGAAAAACGAAATTTTCTCCGTTACAGTTTTTGCCGCATTCTGAACACTGTTCGTATTTTTTCATGTTATCCTCCTTGGTTGCTGAGTTAATCTTTAGCTAATTCAATACTCAAAAAAAACTACGCTGCGTGTTCGGTCAAAACTTTATCAACTGCGAGCTGTACCACGAGGGGGATTTCTTTGTTGCCACGCTCGTAATTGCTCAGTGTGACCGGGTGCACTTCTATAAGCTTTCCGAGCTGCGCTTGTGTGAGCCCGGCTTGCTCGCGTCTGGTTTTCAACTCGATTGCGTTCATGCGTGGCAATCCCTTGCGCAGTCTTGGCACACGTTAAACGTGCCGTAAGCTGTTTTGACGACTTGGATATATGCAGGTGTGAACTGTCGGCCATATTGATGACCTGGATTGCCGTTTGGTGTGCGCTTAGCTGATTCCATGTGTGCGATGTGCTCGCACTGGCATTGCGGAGAATCTATTTTTTTTGCGTTCATAATTTTCTTGACCCTCTACCCTATTAAGGTGAGAAAATCGTGCCAAGCAATCGTCAACCAAGTTGACATAGTGAGTGAATTCATGCAGTTGAGTCAAAAACTATTTTAGCGTGAGGCTAAAAATACATATTTAGTCGTATGCTAAATTGGGCGCCTGGTGTGCATATAGTTTACGTGCCGATATTTCGGCAGGGGGTCCACAGGTGCCGATATTTCGGCACTTGACCCCCGAGGGTAAGTAGCGCAAAAATAAGCCGATCGGACGGTCAAAGCCGATTCCGCTTGACAGATTCTGCCGAGTCTGTTTTAAGATGTTTCTACCGTCCTGAAATGCTACTCTCAAAGCCCAATTAAGATTGACGGCTTCAACCTTGACGATAGTTTGATAGCGTAGCGGCTGTCTATGTGTGGCGCCTACCATCGCTAGTGTCTCATCGGCTTATCATCACTACCGCTTGACATCGGACAAAATTGGGAGTAAGGACAGAATTGTGCTAAGTCCAGGGTGTCGATTCCTCCTTCGCGGTAATGGCCGGTATCTCAGCAATGAGGTGCCGGCCTTGCTGTTTAAAGACCATGAGTATCACGGCAATCAACTATCATGATCGTATCCTACCCGGCTCCAAGTGTCCGGTGTGCGGCACGATCGTATTTCCGCCGCGGCGGGTTGCTCACTGTATTAGGCGTCATCGACTCAAAATGCTGGCGCTACGAGCTTACATCGCACCGGTTAAAGCGTGGCTGGAAAGGGCTAGGCTGTAGTTGCGAAATATCGCAACATTGCATTTTGCACGATAGTTAATGTATTAAGTACATTGCATTTTGCAATAATGGTTCAACGGAGATCAACCGATGCCGAAGCTGCTATTTGAAAAGGGAAACAAACTGGGAAAGGGTGGAAAGAGGGAAGGTGCCGGAGATAAGCCCAAAGCAGTTAAGCTTGCAATGGAGCAATATAAGCTCGCGCTGGAAAAAGCGATCACCGACAATCAGGCTAAATTAGCCAAAGCATACGCGCTATTTGCGGAGACCGATGCTGCGACAGCGAGGGATTTAGCAGCTAAGGTATTACCCGCCGCCAAGCAGGAAATTGAGCTCTCCGGTAAGCTTAAGGTCGTCAAAGTAGATGCGTTCGATCCGGAGTAATGGCACAATTAAAATGCCGTTCGGCGTAATCAAACTGACTTATCCACAGTCAACACGGTTCACATTCTGTTTGTTATCAGATAGTTAATGCAAGGTATGATAATAAACATTATGTAAATGTTTAATGATTCTGCTAGGTTACAGTGCCTAAAGCCTATGCAATGTGGTGACCTAATTATCTAAGGTGCGGGCGTTAACAGTGTTGACCGTAAATAAAACGATGATCGAGTTAATAGCGATGGAATCGGTCGCCGT